ACGGTCGAGGCTTGCGGCTCTGCCACGGTCAAGGCTTACGGCTCTGCCACGGTCGAGGCTTACGGCTCTGCCACGGTCGAGGCTTACGATAACTCATATGTTGAGGATTGCACTGGAAACATAAATACAGTTTCCGATCATGGAATAGTCAAAGATTACTACAATCATAAGATATATATAAAGAAAGGAAAATTCGAGATTATTGAGATCGAATAAATTCAAGGCCTTAGCTTATCGGCAGAGCGTCCCTAACATGGGAATAGCCGGGTTAGACTCCCGGAGGCCTACAAAACACATAACTAATAAAAACAGGATTCATGAGACTTACAATCAAGGAATTATCCCTTGTCAATTTCAGGGGATTAACAATCAGCATTTCGTTCTCGGCAAACACGCTTATATTGGGAATGAACGGAATTGGTAAGACTAGGGTTAACGACGCTTTCCTTTGGCTTTTATTCGGCAAAGACACGCAAGGACGGCAAGACTACGAGATCAAGCCCCGGGATCAAGACATGAGAAACTCAAAGGTATCCGTGCGAGGAATGTTCGATCTTGACGGGCAAGAATTAACGCTCGAGCGTATCTACTCGGAGAAGTGGACAAAGAAAAAAGGATCGGAAGAGGCCGAGTTCTCCGGCAACGTCACCGAGTATTCCATCAACGGAGTGGCATGTAACGCCACGAACTTCAAGACCAAGATAAACTCCATCCTAGACGAGGACAGGTTCAAGCTTATCACTTCCTCCTCCTATTTCAACACCTTGAAATGGCAAGACAAGAGGAACCTTCTTATCCAAGCGGCCGGGGAGCCGAGCGAGGAAGAGATTATCGGGGACAACGAGGATTTCAAGAGGCTCCTATCCTATTGCACCGGCAAGACGATGGATGAGTACAGGAAAGAGATCGCCGCCAAGAAGAAGCCGATCAAGAAAGAGCTGGACGAGATCCCCGCCCGGATAGACGAGGCCAGACAAGGCATTATCGATAAGGACTGGACCGCCTTGGAAGGCATAATCAAGGATCGGGAAACCATGATCGAGAAACTGGATAGGAGGATAGCGGACGAGAACCTACGGGTGCAAGAGGAGAACAAGGATGTCAACTTCAAGATACAAGCCCTATATAATGAGATCGCTTCCTTGGAAAGAAGAAAGATGGATATCGAGAACCGATATAAGGCCTCCTATCAAAAGGAGTCCAACGATCTCGAATCCGAAAAAGAGAGGACGAGGAGAGAGATCGCCGGCATAGAGGACGAGATCAATCGACTCGCAAAGGGTATAACGGACAATGCCAAGGCCAAGGAAAGGGTATCCGACATATTGAGCAAATTGGGGGCGCAATACGAGGCGATCCTTTCCGGTAAGGTGGAAGGCGATGATCGCATATGCCCGACATGCGGACAGGAGTTCACGGAGAAATTCCTGCATGACCGCAAGGCCCACCTTTTGGAGGATATAAACAAGAAGGGAGAGGAAAACGATGCCCTTCTAAGGTCATATGACCAAATTATATCGGAGTACGAGAACAAGATAACCGCCCTTAATGCCAGACGCACGGAGCTATCCTCCAATCTTGATATTCTTGACAGGAGAGTCATCAAGCACTTCGTATCAGCCTATACGGAAGACGAGGAGCGTAAGGATGTCATCAAGGATATAGACCAGAAAAAAGAGGATATAGACCTATTATCCGGATCGGTGGTGACATTCAATGACCTGTCTCCCGTGAAAGACCAGATATCCAAGATCAGGAAAGAGATAGAGGAAATAAAGGGTGAGCTTTCCGGAAAGATACACTCCGACAAGGCCAAGGCCCGTGTGGATGAGCTGGAGACGAGGCAAAAGGATCTGGCCGTATCCTTGGCCCGGTACGAGAAAACAGAAATGATAGCGGACAGGTTCATACATAAGAAGATGGACATGATGGAGGAAAGGATCAACTCCTTATTCCGCATGGTCAAGTGGAAGATGTACGAGCCGCAAATAAACGGCGGCGAGAAGGAATGTTGCGAGTGCTATATAAATGGCGTTCCCTTCGGCGTGCAGAACACCGCCACCAAGGTAAACGCGGGATTGGACATAGCCTTGGCATTCTCTCGTATCTATGACGTTTACGCCCCGGTATTCCTTGATAACCGGGAGTCCGTCACGGAACTTATAGACACGGATACGCAAGTCGTATCGCTGATAGTATCACCGGAACATAAAGAATTGACAATTAAAAACAAGTAATATGAACACTCCCGTATTAGCGGCGCAACCGCAAAACATGGCGATCAATCTTTTCGATCCCGCACAATTCGAGACAATGCAAAGGATATGCAAGATGTACGTGAACTCCGATCTGGTACCCGAATCGTATAGGGTAACGGACAAGAGATCGGAGAGCAAGGCCGTGGCGAACTGCATGATAGCGGTAAGCATGGCGCAAAGGATGAACGCCGACCATATGATGGTCATGCAGAATCTCGATATCATACAAGGCCGTCCGTCATGGTCCGCAAAATTTCTCATCGCTACGGTCAACTCATGCGGGAGATTCTCCCCGTTAAGGTATAAGTTCACCAACCTAGGAAAGATCAAGAACGTGACGTATACCGACTATGAATGGAGGAACGGAAGGAAAGAGGCCGTGACAAAGACATTGAATATCGAGATCGACAATTGGGAATGTATAGCTTATTCCTCGGAGAAAGGCCGTGACGAGATATTGGAATCCACCCCTATCACCATGGAAATGGCAATAAAGGAAGGCTGGTATACCAAGTCGGGATCTAAATGGCAGACAATGCCTAGGCTGATGCTCCAATACCGGGCGGCTTCCTTCTGGCAAAGGGCGTACGCTCCGGAGATCAGCATGGGAATGATCACGCAGGAGGAGGCACGTGATATAGAGGACGTGGATTACATTGAGATTAATCCGGAAGACAAGCTGAAGGAGGAACTGGAAAAAGCTAACAAGGAAGAGTTCAAGTGCCAGCAAGAAGCGAAAGAGGCGAGTGATCCTTCTCCCGTCATGGAAGATCAACCTAATCCCGGTAATTCCGAGCCACCCAAGGCACAATCATTTAATAACGCCTCTCAAGGCAAGCCTAACTGGATGAGAAGATGAGACTATACGTAGCGGGCAGTTCCTCCTCGGGGAACTGCTACCTATTATATGATGAGAGGGAGATTCTGATACTGGAATGCGGCGTACCTTTCAAGAACATCAACGGCCTCCCGTTCTTCGATCTGGAGAAGGTCGTTGGATGCGTGATATCGCATGAGCACGGCGATCACGCCGGAAGGATAAACGAGTTCCTTGATTACGGGGTAGATTGTTTGGCGTCATCCGGCACGATAAGCTCGTTATCTTTTACGAGCAAGCGCCTGCCATTGATGATCGAGGAAGGCGTTACCGTAATGGCCGGGGCCTTCTCCATAGTCCCTTTCAAGATAGCCCATGATGCCAATGAGCCTCTGGGTTTTCTCATAGACCATCCGGATACGGGGCCTATCCTGTTCGCAACGGACACGTACATGCTCTATTATCGGTTCCCGAATCTCAGGCACGTCATGATCGAGTGCAATTACGACAGGTCTATCCTAGACAGGAACGTAGCGGAAGGGAGGATAAACAAGTCCAGACGAGACCGGACATTGCTATCCCATATGGAGCTAGGAACATGCGTGACAACCTTGGAGGCTAACGACCTCTCGGGGGTTGACAACATAATCCTGCTCCATTTGTCCGATGACAATAGTGACGAGGTCTTATTCAAGGAGAAAGTAAGCGAGGCTACCCAACGACCGACTTTCGTGGCGGTGCCGGGCTTGGACATAAACCTTACACGGCCATGGTCAAGATAGAGAAGACTGGGACGGACACGGATTTGACGGAGTTCCTTTGCGAGCTGGCCGGATATCCACCCGGTACTTACCAAGTGACGATATATCCCGTTGGAGATCTAAGGTCCAGCGAGCAAAACAGGTATCTGTGGGGAGTGGTCTACCCTCTCCTGCTCGAGGGACTCAAAGATATAGGCTACGCTTATACGACTACCCAAGAAGTCCACGAGTTTTGCAAGAGGACGTTTTCTGATAGATACGTGAATTACCATTCCGGAGAGATCATAGACATCCCCGACTCCACCAAGGAAATGGACAGGAAGACTTTCGCCACATATTTACAGGTAATCAGGGAATGGTCGCTTGAATATCTAGGTATCGAGATACCAGACCCACAATACAAGAATAATGAAAGAACTGATATTATGCCTCAATGAGGCTTGCTCTAAAAAGCATTGCCTCTGCCATCAAAGGCAAAAGCATTGGAAATACCCGTCTAAAAAAGAAGGGGAAACTGTAAGACCAGAGTCGGTCTTATTTAATGGGAACACCCCTTGCAAGGGGTATATCCCACAATATGACAGGAAAAAGTATAATATTAATTATTAAAGTATATGGAAAAATTCATCGCTCAAAACGAGCCTTTATCAAACAGGCCGCAAGTCCTAGAGGACTCATGCGACGCCGTCGAGGAGATCTGGTACAATCATCCTTTTACCGAGGACGAGTTGAATGAGATCAAGACCAAGCTAGCGGACACGTCAATTGATATAGCCGAATTGGAACAGGAGAAAGCGGACTGGATGGAGTCGTACAAATCACGGCTAAAACCGCTTAATACGGCCAAAGCAAAATATCTTGACCAGATCAAGCGTAAATCCGAGGATATCAAGGACAAGTGCTATAAGTTCCTTGATCACGAGAACAAGGAAGCCAATTATTATAATGGTGCTGGCGAACTTGTCTATTTCCGGAGGATGCAACCCCAAGAAATGCAGAAATCAATTTTTAATATTAATCGTAAAACAGGAACAGAATCATGAGTGAGAACAAATTAAATGTGGTTGTACCGAAAGATTATAGTGGTGCACCAATCGAAGTAGTATTGAGAGAAGGAAAAGCACCCGTAGCACTCGACCCGAAAGAACCAACTCCCGTTGGTATTGAAGGAACGATTGACAGCCCTTTGCGTTGGCTCGAAAAACGAGTGGGGCTTATCGATCAAAAGCGGGCAAATATAACGGTAAACCGTGATGATATGGAAATATCTTTAGTGGACAAAGAGACTGATTACTATAGAAACCGTATTACTGGAGTATTACAGCCGTCCAAAGAAATGGTTGAGTTTGGTATCAATGCGGAAAAGAAGTGGGAACCTATCAAGTTATCCAAGTTCTTCAAGATGCATCGTGCCTTCTTCAAGGACAAATCAGAAAACATGACGCTGGTATCTGCCTTGAAAAACTTCAAGGCAAAGGTAAACCAAGACATAGAGCGAAGCAAGGAAGAGAATGGCAGCAGAACCGATAACTATTCGCAGGTGGTTGATTCCAATCTCCCGGGGTCGTTCAAGTTGAACATCCCACTTTTCAAGGGTTTTGCGTGTGAGGAAATCGAGGTTGAGATTTACGCTGATGTGGACGGAAGAGACGTTTCGCTATCCCTTGTGTCAGCTGGGGCAAATGAAGCCATTGAGGAATACAAGAATAAAGTGATTGACGAGCAACTGGATGCCATCAGAAAGATCGCTCCAGATATCGTAATAATAGAGATATAATAACGCAAGTTTCGTGTTTTTCATGGTATTAGATTTGGGTTAGAATGATTATCCCCGCCGTCCGTGAGGATATGCGGGGCAAACACGGTGGTATGGCGGAATTGGTAGACGCTAAGGTTTGTGACTATCGAGAGAATGTAGTTTTGTCCTTTCCTATTTGGAATTTCAGCAACTCATGCGGGTTCGAGTCCCGCTACCATCACGAATAACAAATATTTAATATGGAAACAATACAAGATTTAGATCACTTGACAATGGCCATATACCTTATCACCGCAATACTCGGACTTATAGCAGTGATCTTGGCAGGATTCTTATTAATAAACGAAAAAAGAAAACATCCATGGGAAAAGTAAATAACATAACCTCTTTAAAGAACAGACTAGACCGTATATTCTCCGTATTTATAAGAATAAGGGATGCTGACAACAACGGTTATTGCCGTTGCATAAGCTGTGGGAAGATCGTGCATTGGAAAGAGGCAGATTGCGGACATTTCGTCAACCGGTCACATATGGGTACCAGATACAGCGAGAGAAACTGCAACGCTCAATGCAGGTCTTGCAACCGTTTCGACGAGGGCAACAACATCGGTTATGCCAAGGGCTTGATAAATAAGTATGGCGTAAAAGTAATTAACGAGCTTGAGGTGAAAAAGCACTCTATCTCTAAACTCTCGGCATTCGATTACCAATTGATGATCGAAGATTACAAGAAACGAATAAAGGATTTGAGGGATCAGAAAGGCATAAAGGATTGAAATGGCGAAGAAGAAAGACGAGCAAGAAAAGGTGAAATGTGGCGATTGCGCCAACGGACATCCTCACAAGGGGCTATGCGTTTGGTGCATCATACATGATGCTGGACGGGTAGCTAACTCCACGAGATTTTGTAACACTTTTAAAAAGAGAAGATAATATGGAACAAGAGAAATTTGATTTATGGTGCGTGGTCGAGTTATTCGGCCATTCGAGGATAGCGGGAAGATGTACGGAACAGAACGTGGCCGGTACCAATATGCTTCGGGTAGACGTTCCGGATACAAGTAACCAGCCCGGTTTCACCCGCTTTCTCTCATCGGGGGCCATATACGCTATAAATCCTGTCTCCGAGGAAGTAGCAAGGCAAATGGCGGAGAACCTGCAAATACAACCTGTAAACATATGGGATGTAAACCACCTTGTAGACCAGAAACTAAAGTCCTTGCAGGGCGGAGAGTCTCCGGATTTTGATTTTTAGTATATGGATAAGGGTTTCATTATGCTCTCTCGTAAGTTTTTTTCTAATGAAATGTGGGAAGCAGCCCGGACATTCTCGGAGTGCGAAGCGTGGCTTGATCTAATACAATCGGCACGATTTGAGGCAACCGACACGATCGAATGTATCGGAGGTAGAGAAATAACATATGGGAGAGGATAATAAATCCTCTCTATTTTATAATAATCATTTAGATAACTGTATGAAAAGAGGACTAAGCAAGCTTACCCCCAAGGAGCTATCTATGTTAAATAAGACTATTAAAGAGAAACGGATAGTATCCTTTTATTCTGAAGATGGGGATATAATTAATGAAATGATGCCTTCTTGCGATAAACTTCGAAAATTCAAAATTAAGCATGATATCATTTATGCACTTGATGGAACAATAGTAAAGCGCATTCCAATCGGTGGCAGAGCAATATATCTTTTTGCAGAGAATCATGGAATAAGCTCAAGAATGAGAGATGCAATTCGTGAAGAGGCCATGAAACTAAATGACAGTATAAAAAGAAAAGTATTTGAAAGAGACGGTAGATATTGTGCTGTTTGTGGATGTTCTGAAAAACTCTGCATAGATCATATTATTCCTGTATCAAGAGGAGGCTTTACAGTTTTGGACAATCTTCAAGTATTATGTGAGAAATGTAATTTACAGAAAAGCAATATGACAATGGAAGAATTTAAATTATGGAGAAATAAACATGGCACGACCAAATAAAGAAGGGCTAGACTATTTCCCTTTCGATGTTGATTTCTTTTCTGATGAAAAAATAGGCTCAATATCGGGTGAATTTGGCATTAAGGGTGAGATCACCGCTATAAAGCTGCTTTGTGCGATATACCGAAATGGGTATTTCATATTGTGGAATGATGCGTTAAAGATGTCACTGCTTAGAGGTTTACCCGGCATTAGCTTAGAATTACTGGAGCAGATAGTAACACGCTTGGTTAGGTGGGGATTCTTTGAACAGACTCTGTTTAGCACGGTAAGTGTTCTAACTAGCAAAGGTATTCAGGAGCGATATTTCAAGGCTATAAAAAGAAGAAAAGATTCATCTAATTATCCTTACCTACTAGTTAATGTGGACAATAATAAGGTTAATGTAAGCAATAATGACATTAATGTAAGCACAAACCCTATAAAGGAAAGAAAAGGAAATAAAAATAGAGAGAGTCTTAATACGCGTGAGACGCTTTTCGATAATTTCAAGAATGAGTTATTGGGGGACGAGGAATGGCGCAGATACGCTTGCCAGATATCGGGATTGAGCGTCGCTTTCAATGACCTCATTCCCGGCGAGCTGGATAACTTCCTCGCTTGGATGGTATCCACCGGGGAAGGCGATACGCTAAAAACGATAGATGACGTGAAGAGACGATTCACCTATTGGTGGCAGGGAACAGGACTAAGGGCTTATAATCAAAGATATGGAGGAACAAGAAAAGAAACTTTCGGAGGCTATACAAGCCATGCGGGGGCCTACGGAAAAAGAGAGGCTCCAGCAAAAACAGGTGTTCAACCTAGTGAAGAAGCACGCAAGGACTATACAGAACGTTTCTAGGTACGATCTCTCGGACGATACGGAGTACATCAGCCACGCCCGGATGATAAAGGCGCTAGGTTGTAATTACCTAGGGATCGAGAGGCGGCAATTCGAGACAGACAGGGGGAATGACAAGGTTTTGAGATTCCTGTTGTATTATTTCAACGATTGCCCGTTGGCCGAGTCCGTATTCCCGGAGGAGAACTATAAGCTGCACAAGAACCTCCTTATCGTGGGAGATCCGGGAACGGGCAAAACGCTCATGATGCAGATATTCGCCGATTACCTGAAATTGACGGATAACCCCAAACGCTTCGTGAACCTATCCGTGACCCAGATGATGAACTATTACAAGATCCATGGTCACATAGACAGGTTCACGTACAACGAGGAGGCCGGGAAAGGGAGCATGGAAGGGAACCCGTTCGATATCTGCCTTAACGATATCGGTCTTGAGACGGAGAACCAGAAAAGCTACGGCACCAGCCTTAACAGCGTAATAGACGAGTTCCTATACGCGAGGTACGAGATATACCAGTCCCATCAGAAGAAGTATCATATCACTTCCAACCTATCCGTCACGGATTTCAAGAATCGGTTCGGAACTAGGCTGGTGGACAGGTTCAAGAGTTTTAACGTGATAATCCTAAACGGAGAAAGCAGGAGAAGATAACATGGAAATAACAGAGAGATTGAGAAACACCCCTACCGGTTTGATCGTGTTGGTAGGAGACATGAAAATTATCGTGGAAAAGTACAGCCCGTATTACAACGGGCAGAACAAGATCCCGTGCAGGGGATGCGTCTTCCGGGACGAGGGTGCGAGATTTTGCGAGTACAGCAAGGCTTGCATGGCCCATCTGAGGCCGGACCATGAAAGCGTAGTTTTTGCTAAAACGAGAGAGACATGACACATGGATCATTATTTTCTGGTATAGGAGGATTTGAGACTGGAGCGGAATGGGTTGGCATAGAGACTCTGTGGAACTGTGAGATCGAGCCATTCCAGAGGAGTATATTAAAAAAACATTTTCCAAACACAAAGCAATATGAGGACATCAAAGAATTGTCAAACCCCGGATATGTGGACATCATTAGTGGAGGATTTCCGTGTCAAGACATTAGCATTGCGGGAAAAGGTGTTGGTATCACCGGAAGTCGCTCTGGACTATGGAGTGAGATGCATAGAGTCATACGGGAAGTTAGACCTCGATACGTCATCATTGAGAACAGCCCAATGCTCCTTGTTCGAGGTTTCGAGCGAGTCCTTTGCGATCTTTCCAAAACAGGGTATGATGCGGAATGGCAATGTCTATCGAACGCCGCCTTTGGATTCGACCATCATCGTGAAAGGGTGTACGTTATTGCCTACTCCAACGAAATCAAACAACAAACGTGGAGGGTTCAAGAGTGGAATAAGGCTCAAACAATATTTGTCCCGCCACCAAAACAACACGGTAGATTTCCTCTCTCTGAAAGGATTTACAAAATGCCAGATCGTGAGCATATTGGAATCAATGATGGGATTCGCGATTGGACACACAGAGTTGGATCGATCGGAAATGCGGTAAATCCGACGGTCGCCAAATACCTGTTTGAGTGTATTAAAATATTCGACAGCAATTTAAAGAAAGACATTCATCATAGTTGAATACCGTATTCTCTATGATGAGAGTAAATAAAAATCAAATATTATGGCTATAAGCGAAGTTTACAACGAGGATTGTATGGACTATATGACAAACATTCCTGATAAATTCTTTGATCTAGCTATCGTAGATCCACCGTATGGTATAGGAGAGGACTGGAAGAAAAGGAATAATGGGTATAAATTCAAGGATACATCCTATAAGAATAGCCCTATCAAGGATGCGTCATACTTCGATGAGTTAAAAAGAATTAGCAAGGATCAGATCATATGGGGATATAATTATTACACCCAATATCTAGGAAATACCAACTATTTGATTGTTTGGGACAAGATGAGCAACAATAACGATGTGTTTAAATACTCGAAATGTGAGATAGCCTACGTGTCAAAAAAAATCCCATGCAATCTTGTCTCCATTCCGTGGGATGGATATAGGATGGGGCATGAGACCGGAAAGAGAAAGATACATCCACACCAAAAACCGCTCTCATTGTATTTATGGATTTTGAAAAATTACGCCAAGCCCGGTGACAAAATTTATGACTCTCATTTGGGGAGCGGAAGCTGCCGTATAGCCGCCTATAAAATGGGTTTTGATTTTTACGCAACCGAGATAGACAAGGAATATTTCAATGCCCAAGATAAAAGGTTTAAGGAAGAATGCCTAGGTGAAATCATATTACCTAGTGGTAAAAAGATAATACAGACATCAATGTTTCAATAATAAATAAAACGATCATGAAAATGGAAAAAGAAACTATAAAGAACAAAGTATTTGAGATCATAAAGAGTAAACTTTTTCACAAAGATACGCCACTTACGATGGAATCCAAGCTGGAGGATGATCTATGGATGGACAGTCTTGATGAGATAGAGTTATTAATGGAATTAGAGAAAGAGTTTGGCATATCGATCCCTGATGATGATCCCGGACGATGCCTTACCGTAAAGGACGTTGTTGATTATATAATCCGGAGGATGAAAGAATGAGAAATAAAGAACTAATCGCTCTATTACAAGAGCAAGACCCGGAAGCGGAGGTAATGATACGCACGTCCGATGGAGAGTATGAGTACGATCCGGTGGATGTCACGTATGACGAACAAATCGAGTGCGTAATTATTCAGGAGGGGTAGATATGAGTAGACTAAAGATACTAAAATCCTCTCTTAAAAAGAAAGAGGATAAATTAGACAAAAAGATCAACGAACACTTTGGGGATGTAGCCTCCGCTAACGGGCAACCTCTTAACGATAAGAGGAACGGCCCGGCCACCATGCGAAGATGGAACAGGCAGAACAACGCTATATCCAATCTCCAAAAGGAGATAGACAAAACCAAGTCGGCCATAGAGCGAGAGGAAGGTAAGCTCATAGGCATGGCCCGTAATAAGGATCTGATGCCAAAGGAGATCACAGATCTTATCGATAATGGCATATTGACACAATGGGGAAGACATCCTCATATATTGTTTGTATCCGGCGTGGATAAGGCACGAATAATCTGGGATAACAAGAAAAGGGTAGTCATGCACAAGTTTGTTAACTCATTAAAAGACAAAGAGCAAAGAAAAATATTCGCCCGGGTGTATAATTCGCTTCATGAGGCGATCAACAAGAAGGAGGATAAAGAATGAAGAAAATAAAGAAAACCATTCATGTGTATAGCGAAGGCAAATATATGGGGAATATTATGTACAACCATAGAATTCCCCTGTTATCAGAGGAGGAACTTGAAGATGAGATATTAAGGCATTTCCCTAATCTTAAAGGGAAAAGATGGAATTTAAAATTTTGCTAATAAATAGAAATCATGAATCAAATTTGCACAACCAAAGAACAATCATCCCGGCTATTAGAGGCCGGGGTGAGACCGGATACGGCAGACTGTTACCTGCAACGCATAACAGAAACCGATGATTGGTCAAACAATAACGTCCTAGATGAGATAATCGAGTCATGGATGAACAAGCAAGTGCTATTAGATATGGATGGTCGTTATCCGGCTTGGTCTCTATCCAAGCTGATCGGGATGATGCCCGATCAAGTAGAATGTGAGGGATATAACTATTACCTATTCATGCTTCCACGAGATAAAGAATTTACGATAAAGTATTCCGCTGGAAGTAACCTTGCCCAGTCATATTGCAGGGAGAGCCTTTTTGATGCTATCACTGAAATGATCGAATGGCTTATCAAGGAAGGACACCTTGACAAGAAATTCCTAACAGATAAATAAATATGAGCAAAGAATATAGAGTCGTAAGATACTTCGATGGTTATCCCGAATACGCCATGTGCAAATGTGATACAATCGAAGAAGCAAGAATTAAATGCAAAGAGTATAACGATAAAGCAGAACAATCACCTTGTATCAGTTATCATATATTGGTATATGGCGATGAGAAATTTAGTGGTAAATCTTATAGAACTGAATGATTATGAATGAACAGGTATTATCAGTAGAACAAATGCAACACCTTATTAATTTAGGTGTAGATGTGAGTAGTGCAAGTATGGCATGGGGCAAACCTGATGGCGAGAAAGAATATCATCTTCTTCTGCCGAATTTGCAAGAAACTTTTGAGTACGGCTTAGTAATTAAGTATATCCCTGCTTTTACCTTGCAAGATATGTTGGCTCTCATGCCAAAACAGATAGATGACTATACATTGAATTGGTACATATCAGAAATGATTTTCAGATATGATAAAATTGATTTATGTGGTAAGTTTGAGGTGTTAGAGGATTTATCGTTCTATTTCAACGAGAATGCAACAATCTTAAATGTAGCCTATGATATGCTCTGTAAGCTTGCGGAATGTGGATATTTAAACAATAAGCATTAACAATGGAAAGAGATATTGATAAGAGACAGACGGTAGAAGAGGCGGCTCATTTATTCGCTGAAAGCAGGAGTAGCGGTAGTGCATTCCCGGCGTATTATCAGGGATTTATAGCAGGTGCCGAATGGCAGGCAAAGCAATCCCCGTGGATAAGCGTAGAAGAACGGTTACCGGAAAATCAAGACATAGTATTGGTTAGAGGTGAGTACGGGGGCAAAGCCACCGCTTATCTACATGGCAAGGATAGCGGCTTTATCGTTTACGGAGAGGACGCTTATAAGGTATTCGGGGAGGTTACCCATTGGATGCCTATACCCGATCTTGAGGAATAGTATTAACCTAGCCTTCTCATGAAGGCTCATAATTGATGGAAATTGAACTATTCAACCTCATTCCATGTCGTGCGACCATCCAACTCTTCCAATTTTTCCGTAATCTCCTTGTTTATGCGATAAGACCTAACCGCATTAAATATTGATATGAACGGCGATAGAATAATACCGATAAATGTTATGGTTGTACACTTATAAAACATCCCTATAACAGCGATCGCAAATGAGACTAGATGTAGTATCAATAATATCCAATTCTTTTTAATAAAATCAAGATTCATATTTATGTATTAAAATTTTAGATACAAAAATACTAAATTAAATGGTAATAGCATGGTTTTCTTGCGGAGCAACGTCCGCAGTCGCTTGTAAGATAGCGTTGAGCCTGTACAACGATGTACAGGTCTACTATATAGATACCGGATCCGGGCATCCCGATAATACTCGCTTCCTCGCTGATTGCGAGGAGTGGTACGGTCGACCAATCCACACTATACGAAGCGATAAGTATAGCAGTGTGGCAGATGTGCTTCGGAAGGGATATATTAATGGCCCTACGGGTGCGGCCTGTACATTGAAGTTAAAAAAGGAAGTCCGGTATAAGCTCGAGAAAGAATTTGGTTGTTGGGATGGTCAAGTATGGGGATTCGATTTTGATCCTAAGGAGATAAACCGGGCGATCCGTCTAAAGCAGCAATATCCGGAAACAAAACCGCTATTTCCGCTTATAGAACGACAGATCACGAAACAGGACGCAATGGGTATGCTATGGAAAGCGGGCATTGAGATCCCTGCCATGTATAAGCTTGGGTATAATAACAATAACTGTATAGGTTGTGTCAAAGGAGGAATGGGATATTGGAACAAGATAAGGAAAGATTTTCCAGATAAGTTCAACGAAATGGCAGAGATCGAAAGAAAGATCGGTGCTACTTGTCTAAAAGACAATAAAGGTAAGATATACCTAGATGAGCTTAATCCTAATCGTGGTGATCCTGTACAAGAAATTATTCCGGATTGCTCTTTGATATGTCAGATCGAGTTTCAAGAGATACTAGATAGACAGGTAAAAAGAGTTCTTGATGGGGAAATAAGTATTAATGATGTAAAATAGTATTAACCGAGCCTTCATGGGAAGGCTCATAATTAAGAATGAATAAGTATGAAAACAGAAATTACAGTAGAAAAGGCTAAAAACGGCTTTATTATATCAAACGTAGCTACGGGCGTAAAGATTGTTGCCACAACAGAGAAGGACGCATCGGACATTATTTCGGAAGATTTGTCACATGTTTTTAATGGCATGAAAGACGGAGACAAAAAACTGATTGAATTTCAAATAGCTAACAGCTAAGAATATAAAGTACGAAATGGTATTATCACCTGAAACAGTCAACGCCTACAAGGAACTGTTGACAAATCCCCAAAAACATGGCTTACAATTTAAGCCATTGCATGAATGTTTTGAAGAAATAGAAGAAGTAACCCCCAAACATTTATTGTTTGAAGACTTCGCAAATTACCTTCAAAAGCCTTTACCCAAAGTGGTATTTTATATCATAATGGATGAATTGTACTCTCATCTGATAGATAAGGATGAGAAAACGAAAGATTTAGGATATAGATTGAAATTGATAGCAAAACAGTAAGAAATCATGGAAGAAAACAAAGAAAAATCGATCAAACTAGCTATAGAAGCTATGAGGCCCTTACCGGTAAACTCTTTCGCCGGATATTGCAGCGTAGGCGATGATCGGTCTCCGGAAGAGAAGCATAAAGATGATATGAGATTCTGCAAGGAGTTTAATGAGCTTCAATCGGATATGCTCATAACCTTGGCCAGCAAGATAGAGGCATTTTTAGATGCCCAAAGAAAAGACTCTGTAGAATCAGTGAATATCAATCATCCTACAGTTTTCCCGGACGGGAGAAATTGTTGCGTACCACCATATATCGATCGCATGAGCCAATAGGCATCCAAGCCTTTTGATGATATTGATAAAAATTTAAAGGATATGGGGAACGATGCGAAACGAAAAGACTCGTATGCGATATCATGCCAACGCAAGATATTCCTTTCGTCCGAGAAACAACATAAACAACTTAATATATTCGTGAGACATAAAAACTTTTACTCAAACAACTATAATTTAACCTCTAATAATATGTGCGTACTTATTTACGACGGGGATGTAGAAATACAATCCCCTAAACAACTAGAGGATCATTTCCCGCAAATCACGAAAATGATCCCAGCGGAAGGGTATGACAATATCATACCGGAATCTTGCCTGTGCCAAGTGGACATAGAGAATACTCTTGATAGTGCCGGAATAAAGTATATTGAAGATTGCGGGGACTATATAATCATTAAATAATAAATAAATTGAAATCATGAGATTAAGACACGCCAGCATATGTATTGGACGGAGGCCGGGAAGAAGTTCATCCTTGATTTGTATAACCTTAAAATTTCAGTCTAATGAGAGATAAACCTTTTTATGAGCTGTTATCACGCATAGATGATGACAGTTTATTGGCCAACTTTTTCAATAAGGTGTTAGGGAATTTGGATATGGCGAGAATCATATCCGCACCCCGTACTTTTCGTCATAAAGATGATGAAAATAGCCGATATTGCATTGATCTTTTTTATGATACATGCTTGTGGGAAATGTATCTGCATCAATCCATATACAAGCTGAAGGGATGGATAAGAACACTGGATGAATACCTGATAGAGTTTGATGGGAACTGGAAATATTACGCTTCCTCGAAACGTATCGAGAGCGTTAATGAATATGGCGGCGATAGCGATGACTATAACGAGGATGGGAGCGTTAAGGTCATCGATATCCCCAATGACAGGCTTGAGCCTTACTCAGTCATAAGGGAGTTGGTCTGTGACGATTGGACTGATATCGTTCAAGAGACCAGCCCGAAAGACTTGGAGAGGCTCTACGGATGCCTACAAGCAAAGGCTAATTTTTCCATAACTGATTTTATCAAGGTCAAAATGGGAGTTGATATACCTATATATCAAAAAGATGACAATGGCAATACGGTTAAGATGGGATTCGCAGACAAAGTATTGCATAAAGCCGCTGAACAAAACAATTCAGAGGTCATGGGATCGTATGTATTGTTGGTATGCTATTGTATGCATGATCTTGTCTCCGCCATAAAATCGTTAAATCCATTTGAAGACAACGTGGAGGCATTGACTAGCGTAAGGAATGACTCAATGCGGCTTCTATCCATGTCCTTTAGTAATATGGATGTCGTAAAAAAATACATGTCATCATAACAGGCACATCAAGTGCCTAATCCGAGCCATCACCTCATAGAAGTTGACAGGCTCGAAATCCAAGGAATCCGCAAGACGGTCTATCTCCCGTCTTGCGGATTCCTTCTTTGCGTGTCCTTTATTTTTGGTTTTCTTAGTCATCCATGGCACACATATAAATCCAGACCTTGCCTTCCGGAGCGTCATCATCCATGAAGTAGAAATTAATAGCATCCTCGATGATCTTTTTCTCAGCGTCCGGGCCGAACCATTCCGTGAACTTTACTTCCTTGTCGTGCCACGCTGAATTTAGCGCAACGTAAACATCCCAAATATTAGCGTTGCCCGGTACGCTCATGCCTTTAGCGACGGCGGTTACTTGCTGGATGTTCCAGTGCTCACCCTTATCCTCCCCCGACTTGCCTTTATGGTGCATTGCCGCCACGTCCATCTTAGCGAAATGCTCATTATAATGAGGACCGCAAAAAACCTCATGTATATCACGTATGGCCTCGTCATACTTCTCGGGATCTTTTTCCTTTAGACACTCCATCGCCTCGTCCAGCTCGCATATGGCCTCCCACATCTTTTTCTCGGATACCATCCCTTTCGAATGATAGTCCTTCATCAATTCCTTGTATCTCATACCCTGTCATTTATTTTATTCTGTGAATATTGATTTCAGTTCCAGAAAATCCGCTTCCGTTATACGGATAGCGTTAGTGTCACCAAGGATAAAATTCATGAGTCCGTTATCCGGAAGCTCTATCAAGATGGAGCCTTCCCCGATCGTACCCTTCAAGAATCCTTGCTCGAACTTATACGGCTTCATGCTCTTGAATACGTTCATAGCGTCATCGAATAGCTCTTCCTTGTCATAATTGCCATTCTCGTCAGCCGCAAACAACATGAATCCTTCCACTTTCTCAGTGATCTCCTTATCCTTTTGCACGAGGATGTTATGGACCCCCCTTTTAAGATACTTTCCAAGAGGCTTGAACGCCGTGTTCCCGGAGACGAAAGAGTCAACCCTTTCCTCCGCCCATATCTCCACCGAGTTAATTAGCCTGCTTTTTAGCTCTAGAGCTTGTTGCTTTAGTTCCATAGGACTCTTTCTTTAATTGTTCCACTTCCTCTCTCAAGGTACTGATAGCATACCCTTGTCTCTTGACCTTATCGATCAATTCGATAAGCATACCTTCCTCACGTGTCATTTCTTACCTCCTTTTCCGCTATTCTTCAATTTAAGGAAGTCGGCGTATGGCATATCGGCGTATTTGGCCGTGTACTCAGCGAACAACGCCATGTTCTTGTTAACCTCCTCTGAGGCCGATTTCTTTATCTTCTTGGCCATTCCCAACAATTCCTCCAAGGCGGCCTTTCCGTCCTTGCTCTCCTCCACCAACGGACGCATGATGCGCATGTATTCACGGTTAAGGATGGACATTACCTTTTGGTAGGCCTGTTGATACTCCGGATTGTTATTGACCATTTCGAATTCGCTATCCGACATCTCGCTAACGAGCTTATCTATCTCGTCCCACACCGGATTACGGCTTTGGGGCTGTTGCGCAGAAGGGTTAAGCATACGTTGCTTCTGGATCTCCATCTGTTGCTGCGCTTGCTGGAGACGCTGAATGTTTGCTTCTATCTCGCTTATATTCGGATTATAAGGATTGCTACCTAATACAGGGTCACTCCCCCCTAAAAAAACATTTGTCTGCATGATAATACTGTTAGTGGTTAAAAAAAGGAAAGCGGCAAGCGCCCCCCTAGGGAGCACAAGCCACTAACTTTACCTTAAGCCGTAGGTGCCGGAGCGGATGCCGGGCATGAGCACGGATTGTAGCTAGGATAGCCTGTTACCGTAGGGGTATTTGGCAATACCAATTCTCCCGTGATCATACGGCAGGTTCTACGATCGGTGTAATTGACACTAGCCGTGAACGCCTTCTCGATCTCGCATTGAAGCAACTTGTCTTGGTAAGGACGAATCGCCGAACCTACAGCCACCTGACACCTCAATTCATCAATCTGAGCCTTCAAGACATCGAACTGGTCTCTTTGGTTCTTGTATAGACCAAAATCAGCGTCTACCTGTGACTTGTACAATCCGAAATCAGCGTCTACCTGTGATTTCCACAAGGCGAATTTCTCGGCGATATCCGTCTGGCGGTGATCGTAATCGGCTTGCATACCTGAGACTTTCAATCCCCACATTGCGTTTGTAAGCGATAACGCCTCCTCACAGCCTTTCTCCCAAGCCATGAACGCTGTCGGAGCGCCTACCCCGGAACCACCACCGCCACCTGTGGTCGTGTTGATGTTAACGTTCTCCGGCATACCGGCTCCCCAGCCACCGCCGAACAAGCCGCCACGGTTACGTGACACCGCCCAAGCTCCAAGAGCCGTACCAATGATACCCAATGTCAAGCCGGCGTTACCCACGCCCTTGCTTGCGTAATCCTTGTGCTCATCCTCATGGACGATCTCTTTCTCTTTAATGATTTTCTCTGCTTCCATATATCATGAATTTTATGGTTATTCCGGATTATCCCGGACACCACAAAAATCCACAGAAGTGCCTTGCTAAATAAATATCTCCTTGCTAGCTTGTTGCGAGGTTGTTGCTAGTTCTTTGCGGAAGGGGATGAGACAAAAAAAGCGCCGCCAATTTGTATTGACGACGCTTATTGTTGTTGTTTAGACCTTTCAAACTAAAGGCATATACAACGCTTAATTTTTATGGTTGGTTACTTTTTATATCTACCGGTTCCACCTGTTTCCAATACATGCATTGTAGCGTGGTTGGACTAGATATATGTTTTTTTCTATCTGAGTATTTATCAAAACTATTCCTTTCTAGGAATTCATTATACTCCTTAGCTTTTGGTTCATCTAAATTTTTCATATCATTCTATTTTATATAGCATGAAATAATTTTATATGGTAGACAGGAACTCTGACAATGAATCCATGTCCGAAAATTCTTTAACCTCACTGTCCTCATGCATATTTCTCGGTTTATTTCTATTACCTTTTACTATTTTCATCATCAGATCTATAGAGTCGCTCTCATTCTCCATAGAGACCCTCACTTTATCCAAGGCCAAAGCCTCTATTGTATTGCATAACTCATCCGCAAATGATCGAGACATAAAGTATACATCCTTAAAATCTATACGTACACATGGGCTATTCAAATCCTTAGCCCTCATATAGATTTTTTTAGCTTCTGTCCTAGAACGAAGCTCTCCCCTTATCAATTCTGATATCACAATTGTCTTTTCCATGATCTTCATTCTAAATATTCATAAAAATTAAACATCCTTTCCTCTTTATATGGTATCCTTAATGCCACTATAGTTCCATCCCATTTTATATAATCAGGAAGTCCTATATATGATGTCTCTTCCTCTGACATAAGATGAAACGCTTGCCCAGACAGCAAAAAATATGTTCCTCCAAGTCCCTTAGACAACATTCTCTTGCAAGTACTTATACCATAACCACGATTCTCGGTATCTGGTAAATTTTTAGTCGATATACCCTTTCCCGCGCTTTTTAAAGCCTCCACATCGTTAGTTATACCTCCCTTGCCAGACTTAACATAACTACCCAGTATACTTATACCATTATCCGCTATGCAAATGTCTATATAACTCTTTGACGGATAATACTGAGCAAATATATAACCAAATTCACTCTCTGAATGTTCAGATATATTGTCAATCGTCTCAGTCAGCATATAAGATAAAGCCTTTCTCAACTCTCCTTCAATATTTAATTGCCTTATCATTATATTCTCTGCTACAGATAGTATATCGTTTTTTATGCTATCCTTGCTTTTACATCCCGGGAACTTTATTATAGGAATATATTTTTTCATAGAAAAATATTCCATATAATTATGAAAATCACTAACACTGTCAGCTACTACACCTCCTTCAAAATGAATAGAGTCCAGATAGCTTTTAACACTGTCCGATATATTCTTGCAAACCACATTCTTACCGCACTTATCTCTATAAAGCATAAGAGGCAATAAGAAAAATGGAGTCACAAATGCCGTATATTGGAAGTTCCATATGAAATCATCATCATCGGAATTCTCCATTTTCAGGATTATCCTGAATAGATGATTGAAGGCTTCTCCTATCCTAATATCATTTACCGCATGTGGCATATATATTTCCATAATGAAACTTTTCGTATACAACAAAGCCTCTGCCAAGGCTGGTTACTTGACGAGGCTACAAAATCACCTTTTACGCCGCAAATGTCGCAAAAAATTTTGTTATATGAAAATTTTTTCATAGACAAATCACATGCCTTACAACATAACGCACCCTCAGACCATACCGGATAGCTCCTCTTTGACGCTCTCCACCGTCCTCCTCAGGTAGTAACTCCTCCTTATCCTGTCCGGGTACAAGTTACGCATCCGGTTGACGGCTTGCCTCGTCATTCCAGTCAGATCGGATATGATATTGTCGCTCAACTTGCGATCGGCCAGTATGGTTATAGCCACTCCCCTAGCGTCAACGTTCCTCTCCTTGTTGTTGCTAAACATCATTACCGGATCGGTCCCGCACTCCTTGCATACCGCCTCTATCACTTTTTTGTAAAAAATTTCCACCTTATTCATAAACTTTTTATTTCGTGGTTTGTTTTACTATCAAAGCCGGACACAAAAAATGCACGGCAGAAAGACTTATAAGAATCTTCCCGTCGTGCGTGGCATGAAAAAATAATCAAACTTCCGATCCGATTATTTAGGGAAGATTCTTTTTTTTTATCTTCCCTTTCCGGTTCGTTCTCACGAAGTCACCATCAAACTAATATTAAATTAACCATGAACAAAAAACGTAAACCTGTTGTTATTCAAACGACGAATTATTATTACTAGTTAATAGGGGCTTCCCTGACGTGAGTCATGGAGGCCTCACCAAATCCTACAGAATCCACCCAATCCAACGTAAGGTGATAGTCCATGTTTCCCGATCCCATAACCGGCAATAACACCTATTCCCCATCTACGGGGGGAGATCGTCTTGGTTATATACTCAGTCCTTCTATAAACCTCGATGTAATCAAGATTAGGCTTATAGCCGGATATTGACAGCCGGTAATCATCCGTCTTGTACTCCTTGCTGGTTATCGGCACCGGGACATATACAGGTTCCTTTACCGTGTCGCCGTCCAACGTGATATAAACAGGAAACGGCTCAGGTATTGTTTGTACCAGTGTCTCATAGACCGGGTACGGGATGCTGTCATGTATCGTATCCACCTTGCCGAACGTGTCGGTCTTGGATATCGAATCACTAGCCACATCCCCCCGGATATGGTAGCCAGCCGTGAAACTGGCTACCAAGCACACTAGTATTAATATAACCTGCCATGCTCTCATAACAGATTCCACCCCGCAATAACATCCGACATATCAGCCTCCCTACCATTCTCCACCTTGCTCATCCCGCCCACGATCCGGATCATCTGCTCACGATCGTTGATGTTGATAGGATCATCAGCCGGGATACCAGCATAATCTGATACGGCCTTAACGTAAGCGTCCGTATCATTCTCGTTTTCCGGCGCCCAGCGACCTATCATTTTGCGGATCGTATCCAGTCCGTAGTTCTTGCGATAATTAGATAGGATACGGAATACCGACCTGTATCCATAGGCCATCGTCTCGAACTGCTTAAACGACTTGTCCTTGCTAGGTCGTATCTCGCCTTGAAAGAGATCACTATTGATCCGAATGTTTCCGGGGTTGCAGTTTCGCAACCCTCTAGGTAATTTTTTCTCTGCCATTGTTATTTGATTTTATTCGTATATTTGTGACGCTTTGTTAACCTTGCTATCCTCCCTTGCGAAAGACAGGAAGCTAAAATTTATCCGGCTCCCCTATCCTTTTGGATCTGGGGAGCCTTTTTTATTCTTTGTCTTGTTATACTCATCCAAGAAATTGACCTTGCTGATAAATTTCACGGCGGCAACCCAATACAAGAAGGCTATCACCTTGTTATCCGGGAATACCTTGCCCATGTTCTTTAAGACATTGGTCCCGTAAAACCATATCATCGCCCACGTAATCCAAGACACGAAAGCCTTGGCGTTATCCTCCGATATATCCATCATCACGCCTATCCAAAACGAAATGATAATTATCAGGAAATACACAAGCATGTATAACCAGCTACGGATGAACTTACTCTTCCGGAAATCCCCGTGATCCGCAGCCAACCCCCAAAATGTATCAATGAAGGCCAGCGACAGGATCACCACCAAGAAGTTCTCGATCGGTGACACGAAGTCCATCGCCGTGACAACGGCGGGCATGGGGCGGGGCCCTTACCAGATCGCTCGGGCGGATATGTATGATATGTAGCGGTACATAAGGTTGTATCTATCAAAATAACTCGTTGAAATAGAATGATGCCCGATATGTTTCAAACGCCTCCGGAAACGCCTTGACCTCCATCCCCGAATCCAAGGCGTATTGGATAATATCTGACACTTTCTCATCTACGTCCGTGCCACTGCCCCAAGTATTAGCATGGGTGACTATGACAACCCATCCATTATCGGCAACACATCCATCTACCAATCTCTTGGTTCGGTCTTGATTTGATTGACTTGACACGCTTATTCGAGGGATGTTATACCTGTCACAATTACCCGCGATGCTTATGAAACTGTTATTTGACGTAGCCCCGCTCATCGTCATGAGGCTTTCCATCCCATGCCTCTTGGCTAGGTTCCTTATAAAATCATCATTGACTCCATAAGGGGTAATCCAATGCTTATAATTCAAGAAACCGTATCTTTCCATGTCTCTCAATCCCCTGATGAAATTCTCCTTTATCAAACTCTCGTCATACATCGGGTTCCCGGATTCCCAATATCTCGTCTCATCACCTCTTTGGTAATAGCAATGATAAAGACAACCAAATCCCTCTTGCTCATACTGTAACAGCAGGTCGGCCAATCCTTCTTGCTCATTGAGGTTCTTAGTCATGACCGCATAGTTCCCGACAACACCTTTAGACACGAACAAATTCCTGTATCTCTCAACAAGCGCTATACTGGACGTGTCATCATCGACAAAGGATATCATGGGTTTTCTTGGTTTAGAAAAAGCCGATTTATCGGCGCATAGCTCGTTTAGCTTATAGGAAGCATTGCCATTATACGACGTTTGCTCTGGATTGTCCATTTTATTCGCCGTAGCCGTTATCACGGCGTTATTATCCGTGTACATAGTAGTCCTACCCAATTTGCTCCCTCTCTTCTTAAAGGTTTCCGCTATGTCGGTATAATCGCTGGTAATATACCGACCTCCATTGATAGGCTCATAGGCCGTCTTATGGGTGCCGATCTCTATCTGCGGATAGAAAGTGACATCACCCACGAATCCCTCGGCCACGAATAGTCTTATACCGTACTCTACACCCGCCTTCGCCTCAAAGGTCAAGCCGTTCTCATCCACTAATAAATTGGAGTTTACACCATCCCCTACCTGCAACTGGGCCTTAAAGTCATAGGTCTGCGGGACGCTGCAATTCCCTGATACCGTAACCCATGTATCATTGGCGAACTTGAACTTGAAGTTATGATTCCATGTCTTTCCATTTAGATTCCAGTATTTCTCCGGAAAGTTCTCGCCCGAGGATACGCTATTACCGGTAGATCCTTCTGATACCACCCTTATCGTATTGGCGGTAAACGTATAGGTGTTACCATTGTTGATCCTTTTTACCATATCGCTGGTAATCATGAAGATATTCTTGCCACAAAAAGTGACCAACGTATCCGCTGACAATCCGGAGATGGACAGATCCTCGAAAGGAAGGGTCGATGTACTCTCCAATACCAAGGGATTGCCTACGCCTGAGACGGTTCCCATATTATTGATATTATCCAGTTTACCTTTCACTTGATCGCTCGTGTAAGTATCGATCAGGACGGGATGGACGACCTCGTCGACGGTTGTCCCGCTAAGTACCCTTATAGCCAATATAAGGCCGTCTGCATCTTTAGGAGGGGTGAAGGTATAGTTCTCATTTACCATACCACCGGTTTTAAACTCACCGCCGGCATAGATCCATACGATGAAGAGAGCATTCTTGGCTGAGTATATCAACTGATAGGTCTTACCGGGAACGATACTATCAGGCAATTTATTCCGGTCAAGATAAATAGTATTCGATACATCCTCAGTGGCGGTTCCGTACACATGGTATCTGCCCTGACCCAGATATTGGAAGGTTACCCCATTGGATATAACAGTGGCATGGGTGAACTCATCCCTCTTGAGCATATTATCACAGTTCAACATTCCAATATCCGCAGTTGATTCCGCTAATTTTGTCACCTCCCCCCTCAAGCTAGTCTCCCTTGCGTCCGTGCCAATCCACGGTTTCGAGGAATGAGCTTGCGTAAACTCGTATATACGCCCATCCTTTCTCACGATATCCCCCGCATTGTACACTCCTTTATCGGAGAATTCAGGGAACTCGTTTATACCGGTAGCCATGTTTGTAGAATAAGTATCCCTTATCACGTTTCCTTTGTCATCCTTCACCGCTTGTATCGCCATGTCAGCAGAGGTCTTAGGAGTCTCATAATTTACTTGGGATGACTGATCTCCCAAATGGACAGCGTCACCGTCCACCTCTCCTATTCCCTCTGATACATTTTTAAAATTGCTGTTGATCTTATCGACCATCTGCGCCCCGTTATCCGGAGTCTGACCATTCCTATTATCCTTGATGGGTTGTATCGTTATAGCCATACATCTATTTTTTTATCGTTTTTTATTATTTTACTCCGCTCTCAGGCAACATTCCTATTATCTCATCCCTTAAGCTATCCAAATCAGATTTAGTAGCGTATCCGCTAAGATCTGAAGATGTTAGGAAACCGCTGACATCCGGAATTTCCGACCTGACATCGTTTATAGAATCGCTTAACTGGGTCTTCGTGACGAAAAGCTCTATGGACTTACTGACAGAGAAGACCTTCATATCGCTAGACTCACAGGTTTCACCTCCCTTTACGACATCCCTCTTGTACATGAACAAGTAATCGGCTAGGTAAGAGCTGAACACATGTTCCTCATCTATATAATACCTGTCCTTATTGCCCATCACGTTCCCTTTCCTAAAAAAATACTTATCCGTAGAGGCGGATGAGTATACAGTATAGTCCGATCCCATCTTGTCATCCGTAACGCTAACCGTAAGCACGTCCGGTATCCTAGGTCTTACCCCTCTTCTCGTAGAAGCGTTATTTCCCATAAATCAATCCTCCCATGATAAATCTTCGTTAGTAAGCACATATCCGTTAGCGTCTACGAAATCGTCACGCAGGAACCATAGATTGGGAGAATCCGAATAGTCTTCTTCCTCGTATGGGGATCTCTCCAGCTTGACCGTATAGATATATTGTGGTGAGCCCTCCAATACTACTTGTTGCTCTGGAACGCTAGACTCGCTCCTCACGTATCTCTCCCCGTTTATCTCCACATGGCCTAGGCATAGGATATTGTTCAGCAATCTCCCCATCTCGAACGGGACTCCCCTATTATCCCCAAGGGTAAAAGTCATGTCATCGTACGGAACGCTATATAGCTCTATGAGTTTCTGGTTTTGAGTACGAAAGAACTCGTTATTCACATGCAATGACCTACCATCCGTCTTGAAACCTCCCTCTACGGCTAAGGTAAATACTCTCTTGCAATCATCCCCCGCATCGAATATGGCCTTGAACGGAACGATATTATCAGGATGGGTATATCTTATCAAGGAGCAGTCGGCAAACTCGTCAATGTCACATTTACGGAACACGACACTCTCCAAGGATTGGTACCCCGTCATTATCACAGCCTTGTAAATACCGTTGTCAAGATCCATCGTTATCATGAACTCATATAAATAGGAAGTATTGTTTATCTTGATCTTGGAGGGATTCACCCGTATATATTGCCCCGTGGAGAGATCGTATATTCGCATATAGCAGCTCACGTTACCCATCAGGCATTGCACGATGATAGGATCGTTATCCCACCCAATCCTCTGGATATACTCCACCGGTCTCTCCACGGACGGGGAACTCACGTCAAAAAGGAGAGGGCAAACCTCGCTAATGCAATCTTTCAACCTCATATACGCATATAAATAAAAAGGCCGCACCCAAAGGATACGACTCCTCCGGGAACGGCTCTTAGGCTCTGAGACAAAAGTAAGTATTATTTTTTTATAATCAAACGGTTATGTTATGTTTTTAAGGAGCAACTCATAATCTACCGTCTGACCTTTCCCGATACGCTCGGTTATATCGGACACGTATCCCACGTACGTCTTGCCGGAAAAGGAGCATGATACCCGTCCCTTATAGTTACCCGGGAACGGGGATAACCCAATTGTAGACACCTTTATCTTATCGGATCTCAACAACCTATCACTATCTTCTATGGAAATCCCTCCACGTTCCGATATGCCTTTTATGGATACATCGGCATTGCCCTCCGAGGACGTGAACATCAATCCGCTAGCGGACATACCGACGTATCCCTTGTTGGCCATCAGCATATTCCTTGGGGAATAGGCGGCGTTGAACATGGTATCGGGGAATAGAACGCCGGTTATGGGATATGATGGCTCAACGATCATTGTACGAGGGGTTAATCCACCACTTCCAAAGACGGCATCCACAATAAACACGTCATTGTCCGAATCAGTGTCCTTCGTCTCCTCATTCCTCTCAGTCACGAGGAACTCTATGCCATAAGGATCGGCACGATAAGGGCTTATCAACTTCAAGACATTGTCCGTGGCCTTTATCCCCGTGCTGAATGAGTTCGTGAAATGAAACTCGTCACGCCCGTTTATCTCGTCGTATTCCTGTTTGTCGTAACCCACTTCCACGCCGCTATAGACTACCGAACTATCTATCGTATGAGTCATGGAGTTTATCTCCGTCAATGGCAACGGATCGGTCACGGAATCATAAAAATCGCCCAGAGGCTTAAATATAACCTTTCTGTTGACATCATCTATCTCCCAGTCATAGCCTAACACGGCCTTGGCGAACTCCGTGAACTTAGAGAATGACGTATGTATCTTTGCGTCCTTGATCCCACGTATGCTCTCAGCCGCCATGATATAGGGGATCGGAATATTCCCGGTCTTTATTTCCCCGGTATAATCCTTAAGCCCTATCTTTTTAAGCAAGGATGTCAGCAAATCAGAAGCTCTAATGGCATCTATGGTTACCGGATCTCCTTTTGCGATATACGTTACGCTTATATCTTTCACGTTTAATAACGTGGCTTTCGCATATGTAATTATGCTATTGGGATAAACAAAGAATAGCATTAATTCATCACCTTCCTCTAGGTCTATGCCTCGATCGATATTAACATTTACGATTTGTCCAATACCTGAAAAGTAGGCTATATCTTCTTTGGGGAACTCTATCTCCTCTTTTTTCCTTTTACCTAAACACAAAGAAGGCATGAAATCCATGTCATAAGAATCAAGCCTCATATCAAACTTTAATATCAATCTTATACTAACCGGAGCTAAGGCTTTCACGAACGATGTCATGCTATAATAAGACAATTCTCCAACATGGGAACCTATATCAAACTGCTCAATCATCCCTTTGATAGGAAAATTAGCGTCACCGTATACCATAGGGAACTCCGTGGCAAGAGCGAACCTTATAGGATAAACATCCAGGTCTGTCTGTTCATTATCTGGGTCATTTGGATTTATAACCCAAGATACCCTATTATTAAGATATATTCTTTTATAAATCAAGCTTATTTTATTTATATCACTCACAGGGATATCAAAAGTCTGCGATTTCTGGGAGTTGATAATGGAATAGGTATCATCATCGATTGCGCTCAAGGTAAGCGTATACCCATCGTCACTATAGCTCATAAAGTCCAAAGAACAACGATACGCCTCTTTGTACGTAAGATCGTTAATTTGCCGATATATCACTATCTTTGCGGAAGATTCAATATACTTGGATAGGTATAAATCCGTCAAAAGATCGTAAGCTCCTTTTACGAACTCGAACTTCTTGGCGAACTTACGATATATTCCACCAAAATCCTTTCGAGTAAAAGATAACTCGATGTCATCCCAATTCTTTAGATCGTTGGTTATATCCGTCTCCTTACTGTCTATTATCAAAGAAATCTTTATCATAAGCGTATAAATAACAAGAGCCGTCCGAGGACAAATACGTCTCCGGTACGGCTCTTTGGCTCTTCGCAAATATACCCATAATAATCCAACGTCCAATATCCTCACCTTGAAAAACGAAGAATAATTCAATATTTATTATGAGAATATGATAATATGGGGTATATTCGCGTGTCATCGATTAGAGTATAAGACGTGACACACATTGTGGCGTTAAAGATATCGTCTCCTATAAAGACCTAAATTCCCCAAATTTATAAACATAACAGGGAGCCGATAGCAACAATACGCCCACGTTATTTGTATATATAATCTATATATAAGACGTGGGCCGTTGCTTACTACCTGTTATGTTGGCGTGGGGACGCCGGGTCTTGGTAGTTGCGACGGCGCCACGTTTTTTATGCGTATATGGTATGTTATATATTTATAACCCCTTATGGCTCTCATCCGTGATGGACCGGAGCCATAACTTAAAGATATTACACTAGGTTGTATTCATAAAATAATTTTATCAATGTCATACCGCTCTTTCGTGAGAACCAGAGGTATATTTATGTCAAGGGGATAGCTTTGGAGGATGGGGGCACACTCCTTCCCTTTTGGCATAAAATATAGTTTGAATAAATATTTCCCGCTTCCCTTGGGTGGTATTGGGAGGCGTTTAAGGGGGATATACCCACCCTTGCCATTCCGGGAGGATCGGCGACGATGATTAGGTATGCCCCTGTTTGGAAATGGATCTAGATATTACAAACGCTCCCGTTCGTGAGAATAGGACCGTTTAAGTTATCTGGACACATTCATATTGATTATAGTTAAACGATTAAGGCTCCCTTGCCCGTGAGGTTTTGGGGAGTTTTTTATTTTAGGTGCCTCAAAACTATTAATAGCTTCATACCTTAGGAGACAAGCAGGTAATGAATAAGGGCCCGAGGCAATCCCCCGACCCTTATTATCCAGAGTCAACCATCATGGAGGCTATCCAGTCGCTTTATATTACTTTTCATATCGACCTCCTTTCAATGGTATCATCGCGGCCTTAGCTGGGAGCTTTGCTCCTTTCAACTCTTTTATATCACGTTTTATCTTCAGCACCTCATCAAATAGCATGTTAAAGCTTACGCTCAGATTAACGACATCACCTCTGTAATGATCTAACAGCTTGAAGATGGCTTCTTTATCACTAATCTCTGTAATCTCATTTTCTTTCATATTCAATCAATCTTTTAATATTTCACAATTATTTTCAAGTCACAAAAGGTTAAAGTCTTGGGTATACGTACTTAATCCGTACATCTAATTATTTAGGTCACATTTTATACTTGGCATAGTCAAGGAAGGGGATCTTTCAAACAATCCTAGTAATCTTACCGTCACCGGGATCACCTCCCAGAAGATGGTTTATGTAAGCCAGCCCCTTCTGGGTTACGAGTACCTTCGTCACGACAAAGCCCGGATGATTCTCCCTCTCAATAAACTTCTCGGTCATCTCGAAATACCCGGCGTTGATGCACTTCTGTTTTGGCTCGTTCCGGTTGGAGAAGAACACGCCTATTTCTTTAAGCTTCTTGAAGAGGATATTTCTTCCGAACCCTAATTTCAATATCTTCGCAGCCATACCGATATCAACCTTGTCCGAGGTCTCGAAAGCCTTGTCCGCGAAATCGGCCTTGGGCTGGAGCTTGCTGATAGTTCTATTTGCCTGTTCTATCTGCTCTTGCTGCTTGGCCGCCAACATCAACGCCTCCGAGAAAGATTGTGGAATCTGGAAACCTCCAGTCTTGATCTGCTCTTCCATACGGTTGAAAGCCTCAATATAATCTAACTTGAATTGAAGGGCCTTATCACCAGTAAAGCCCATAACCAATAATGTAAATCCATCACGATTCATAATATACATTGGCTGCATACGTCCATAATTATCTGGATATTCAGACTCAATGAAAAGATCGGCTGATTTTTCAGCCGATGTCATTAAGTCTTTGATGGTCTACATAATGTTCTTATGTAATTTGCCAAACTTCTCAGCGACCAACAAGCTGTTCGTGAAAATGCGATTATTATCGCCTTTAAATACTAATTCTTTCATGATCTTAATATATTTGTTGTTGAAAATCCCTTCAAACCCTCCGGCGATATTACCGGAGGGGTATCTACTTCCGATCCTCTCCCCGTCGTTCAAGTTATCCCGCAAGCCTTACGCAAGTCATGTCGCTAATTACGCTCATGAATCTATCGTAGGTCTTTTTATTCCATTCCTTGTGATCCGGCATCCAGTCATTGAATATCTCCATATAGACTACCTCGTGAAATCTGTCCTGTACGGTGACGCATAAACCGCCCGTCTCCGGCATTACGCCTACGTTTATATGTACCGGTTTCTTTCCGATCATACACTCCAACGCAATCCTTTGTACGTTCTTCAATACTTCTATCGTTCCCATATTCCTTATATTATTAATGTATAGTTATCAATCACCCGAATAAACCCTGTTACCGTAAAGGCTAGCCATACCGACATGAGTAAGTCTTACAACATGGGATCTTTGCGCAAGCTCCTTGGCAAACGCCGCACGTTTTTCCGCAAGCTGCACCATCGCTTTCGCCGATCCCCAAGCCTGTTTAAGGCACGAGCCGAATGTACGTCCGTATATTTTGCACTCTCTATAGATCTTATGCGCTTCCTTCATGATCTCACTCTTGTTGTATTTCTGTGTTGCCATTGTTCTGTTGTTTTATTTTGATAACGCAAAAGTAAAGCATATAACTTTATTAAACAAGCTATATGATTTAAATAATAAAGCGTTTAACTTTATTTAGTAAAGTGTATTGATTTAATTATAATAAAGCATATTACTTTTGTGGTATAAACTATTATAGATATGTACAGAATAAAAGAAATCTTAGACGAAAAAGGTATTTCAGCAAAAAACTTAGCTGAAAGAATGGGCGTAACACCTCAATATATAAGTGGTATTATAAGAGAAAAAGGTAGTGCATCTATCAGCGTACTTTCTAATATCGCTAAAGAATTGAATGTACCTTTAGCTTCTCTATTTGACGATTACAAAAGTGCACCAGTAAGCAACTCTTTAAATGTAATTTGTCCTCATTGTGGCAAAGAAGTAAATATAGAACTAACCAAACCAAAAGAAAATGATTGATAGGACTTTTTATGCTCTAAAAAATTGCATTGCAACTATAAAATAGTTACATTTGCAAAAACATTCAATATGGGAACAAAAGAAAAGTTGGTAGAACGCTTCAAGAAACAACCTAACGATTTTACGTTTGATGAGCTGGAAAGGCTCTTATCCATATTTGGATATGTAAAATCAAGCAAGGGTAAAACGTCTGGGTCAAGAGTGATTTATCGCAATGGCGACAAACGTCCTATTATGTTGCACAAGCCCCATCCCGGAAACATAATAAAAGGGTATGCCATGAAGCAAGTATTGGATGATTTAACAGAAGCAGGATATATAAAGTAAAGGAGGTTATTATGAATACATTGACTTATAAAGGTTATATCGGGTCTGTATCTTTTAGCGAGAAGGACAATGTTTTCTTTGGAAAGATAGAAGGCATTGATGGTCTTGTTAATTTTGAGGGGGAAAGCGTGCGGGAACTTACAACGGCTTTCCACGAGGCTGTAGATGATTATCTGGCGTATTGCGAGGAAGAGGGGATTGAACCGCATAAGAGCTATTCTGGCTCATTGAACGTTCGTTTATCACCGGAACTTCATAGTAGAGTGGCTGTTCTGGCAAAGCAAGCTGGCGTTTCCATTAATGCTTTCATAAAAAAAGCCGTGGAAAAGCAAGTTGCTGTAATGTTGTGATTTGGAATAGAACATATACTTACCTTGCCATTTAATATATGCTTCAAGTAGCGTAGGAGATATACTTCGTTGGCAAGGTTTGTACTACTTAAATTAAGAAATATGTTATCGAACATGTAATTTCCCCCTATACCATTTGCTTTTGTTAACATTATTATCTACCTTTGTCACATCATTAATTAAACTAAATCAAGTCATGAAGAAAATATTGTTTGCTATAATTTGTATAGCTTTAATGGTATGCTCTTGTTCGAAGGACGATCCTTTAAATCCAATAGATACTAATTTCCCTACAGAAGGAGAATACGGTATTATCTCAGTGGTAAACAATAATCATGAAGTTCAATACGACGGTCTTGCAGGAGCGTTAATATTGGAAGATCTTATCGTGCTAATGGCAAATAAAAAAGAAGATAAGGCCATAAGGCTAGGTTTTATAGGAAAAATGTCTAATGACTCTATTAGAAATAATCTCACAGGGGAATATCTTGGCAGTTTTGATAAGAATAAGAAATCCTTGATTATAAATTATATAGACTCCAAAAAAGATCTATATGTCATTGAACTTAAAAAGGATTTATATAAAAAAATGAACGGGGAAAAGACTAATCAGACATGTGTCAAAATAGGATGTAAGAATAACACAGATAAAGGCAGTTTGTTTTGCGGCAATCATCATGGCAGTTATGACTTTCAAATACAAATTCCGGGATTATAATTTATATATTTGTGATATCCAATGAAAAAAATATTTTTATTTTTAATTATTTTAAATTGCGGCATAGCACAAGCTCAATTTGAAATTGTCCCCGGTGGATTTATAAATAAAGAAAATCCATCACAAAATTACGTTGTTTTCAACTTTGATGATCAAAAAGCCAGCGATCTTTACGCTAAGGTCTTATCTTCTATCACGTCTAAATATATCTCTCCAGATGATGTGACAAGTAATATCCCTAATGAAATGATTAATTTAAGAGGTGTATACAAAGATATTTGCCAAGTAAAAGTTTTAGGAAAGAAATTTACATATACCTTGGAATGTAATCTGATCTTTAGGTTTAAGGATAATAGAATTAGAGTGGATACTCCTTCCGAGAATAAACTATATACTTATAGCGGTTATATGGACAAGTGTTACTTGTTTTTAGATAAGGGTAAAAACAGCACTGATCTGTATTTATTTAAAACTAATGGAGATATTAGATATAAAGAGGCAAAAGATGAAATTGAAATTTTTATCAATGGGCTAATTAACTCATTGATATATGACACAGACAATTCTAATAACAATGACGATTGGTAACCCACCTCCAAATCCCCTCCACCCAAAAGGCTCTGGAGGGGATTTTTTATCCCCCTTGCTGTCTCACGACATGAGGGGGCTTATGAAAACTAAATCAAATCATGTCTATATTTTGTTTGAGCAACCATAATAATCAAGCAACCCCTTTCTCTCTGATCATATTGGAGATAATATTGTAGATATACTCAATAAAACGATGCTTCTCAGCGATATCCAAATTAGACTCTCCGTTTTTCTTCTTATAGCTACGAATAGATATATGATATAGATAGTACAATTGATCGTATATCTTGCGCCAAACATCCTGTTGTTTCACATTATGGGCGGAAGAGTATCTATTAACCATCTGTCTGATCTTATCTCTTAAACTCATTTCCGGTATCTTTTCCGTTGAAACAGGAATAGCCAAAAGGAGTTTTCCATTTTCTTCTCGTTCTTGTTCTATCGCTTCTATTCGTTTTTCCACATTGGATATCCTGTTCTCATATTCCAAGTTGATGTTAGCTTGCATGGCAAACATCTGTGCGGATGAAAGAGGTTTGCTTTGCTCTTTCAACGCTTTCTCCATTTCTTCGAAAGCGTCATAAAAATCATTCTTAAACCTTAGAGCCTTAATCCCGTTATATCCCATAACAAGGATAGAGAATCCTTTTCTATTCATAATGTATACAGGATTACTTTTCCCGGTAGAATCCTCATAAGTATCTATAACAAAGGCTAAACTCATTTTTGAGTTTAGTTCTTTATCCTCTGTATTAAGTAGTTTTTCTATGTCACGAATAACATTGGCATGTCTTTTCCCAAACTTCTCTGCCACTAGCAAGCTATTAGTAACAACTTGCCCATTATTGCCTTTAAATACTAAACTATCCATATTATTAAGTTTTTAACTATTAAAAATATTCTATATTGCTTAATTTACGCCCCATGTTTACGGATGGAAGGGAGAACCTCTCCGCATACCCAGTCTTGGAATGGTTCGGCTTGCGGCTTGTCGGATCGCATGATTACCTTGTAGAGATTCTTTTCATTGACAAAATTCATTTGCTGTTCTCTACCGATTGAATCGGTGACCCCAATCCGAATGGGGGCATCCGTCAGTCTTGATTGTACAGCGTCTACACGTAATCCTAAAATTTTGCAAACATCCGCAAGGCAAAATAAAGGGTTCTCACTTGTCCCGGCTACTCTCACTTCACCGAAACGATCGTTCTCAAAAATTTTAATTGCTTCCATATCTTAAAATTTTAATTGTTCGAAATATTTTCTCCCGCAATTTTAGCCATAAGATCAAAACGACTTTGTTATTTTGATTACTTCGGCACCTCTTAATGAAAAAGCCTCCCCGACACGAGCCACAACACATCGTATCAAGGAGGCTGTTAGCGACCGCTGTCGCCCAAAATCTTCCTAGCCTGTCGTGGTAGGCTGACCAGTAAAAACAAAAAGAGCCATACCCCATAGACGTGACTCTATCGGGTATGGCTCTAAGGCTCTACTGTCTTCTTGTATGTCCAGCAAATATAATAAAAGGATTCGGTATATCAAAAACTATTCCCGCATTTTTCTTCGCTTATACTCTTGAAAAGCAGCGTCATCGTTAGATCTCTTGATAGTTCTCCCTAAATCATAAATAGCGGCTTCAATCCTTTGGTTCGCTCTAATTATTTCTTCAGTGTCAAAATTATTGACGATCTGAACCGGCTCTCCTTTCTTATTGTGGGTAAGCCAATACGTGTTATCCACGAAGCGGCTAAGGAAAGCCGGATCATTGAGATCCGGAACGACCTCGGCTCCCGCCGGCAATGACAGCAAGGTGGGCTTATCCGGGGTAATGTACGCCTTATCGCCTACCAATACCGCCTCACTACGGCCTCCATCGCCAACGATAGCCAGACCACCGGGGTGATTGTCGGTACCATGGGCGTATTTGGGGATGGGTTGGGCTATGATCGTGGCGAGTTGTACGGCACCCATCGCCCCGACTAGTGCCGCTAGGACAAAATTAGGCAAAGCTTTAGTGACCGCTAGAGATGTGGCAGCTATTGTCTGGGCTATATCCATCGCCTTCTGGAACTTCGCCTGTCTAGTCTGCAACTCAGCTTTTTTCTTCTCCAGTTCCTTGTTCTTGCGGCTGGTCTCTTCTTCCTCCGCACGCTTGCGGGCCTCGGCCTCCTCTGTCGTTATTATATCTTTCTCGGCAAGAGCGTCTATAGTCTCAACCTTAGCGTCATACTCCTCTTGGTTGGCCTCTATTTCCGCATCTACATTATCTATTTGACGCTGGAATAATGAATTACCGATTGATATGATAGCAGAGATCGATTCTTGTATCAAGCGCTTTTTAGCCTGTTCTACTTTTTTTCGTTCCTCTTCCTCTCGTTTGGCATCCTCTATGATTTTATCACTGGTCTCTTTCGATAACTGAACACGGAGGCGAGCGATCTCCTTCTCTTTCTCTAACCTCTCATCGCCTTCAAACAAATACAGATTTGATTCAAGTATACTTAATTGACTTTGTAATGACTCCATAGCATACTGATGCTCCAGATCCGATTTCTGTTTCTCGTACTCTTTTTTCTTGATAATCCCTTGCTCATATTGTTTAGTCAAAGCATTAAGCTCTTCGTTTATCTCTATCTGTCTTTGAGAAAGGAGTATCTCGTTCTGAGACTGCTCCGTAGACATAAGACGTTTTCCGTAATCATTGTATAGAGTCTCTATTTGCTTTAGATACTTTTCCTCTATCAACGCCCTGTCTTGGCCTGTTTTGTCCGCCTCTCTTAATTCTTTATCCTTTTGTAGTTGCAATATATCCAAGCGAGCGTCAAGCTCTTGCAAACTTCCCTTTTCCGCAATCGCAAGACGATTTTGAGCCTCCTCATTAGCCCTTTGCTCCGAGATCTTACGGTCGAATTCCGCCAACTTCTTACTTCTCTCAGCCTCAATAGCCTCGATTTGCTCATTAACCCTTACGCCTTTCGTCTTTACGTCATCGATACGTTTTTGGAAAGATTGCTCCAAGAGAAGACGGTCTTTCTTATACCCCTCATCCATCACATTAAGACGAGCCTCCTGAATATTCCGTTCGGCCTCCATCTCTAATTTCTCCCTACGCTTGGCCTCTCGTTCTATTTGCTCCTGCTGTCGTTTAAGTTTTTCCTCGTTAGAGTAATCACTTATCCCGGCATTATCCATTATCTCTTTCGCTCCCTTTAACCGTTTAGAGACATAATCTAGATATACGTCCCCAGCCGCATTGAAGGCATCCGCCTCTTTCTGGGAAGCGTCCGCTTCCTCCCTGAGGGATTCAACGTATTGATCAGATAATTTATCCCAATCTCTCTTTAATCCAAAAAACTCATCTATACTAGCTCCTATCTTTAGAGCTCCACCTACGGTTCTATTCTTTTCCGCCTCTTCTGCTTCCTTTAACTTATTGTCCGCCTCAATAGTTTTCTGTAAAGCCTTGGAGTATTCTTCTTGTGCCAATTTTTGTCCGGCGGCGGCTTGCGCTCTTAACGACATGGCGTTAATAAAAGCATCCGTATTATCTACTAGCAGATTCTCAGCGTCATTAACATCCGTAACTGACACATCTAATTTCTTAAATTCAGAGGCATTGTCGATGATAAATTGCTTCTGCTTATTGAGATTACCTCCTAAATTATTCCATTCAGCTTGTAAGTTGCGTAATGTTACAAGATTCTCCCCATATGATGATGTCGAGTTCTTTAAAGCCTTGGCATAATCCCCGGTGGATGAATTCAAGTCTCTCTGGGCTTCCGAAGCGGCCTTAGCCGAGCTAGAGGATGACAATAAGTTTTTACCCCACTCAAAGATATCCTTACCATATACGGTAAGTAGAGTTATACCAACCGACAACAAGGTATTCAAAGAAAAAGCGGACTTAGCTATTTGCTTCCACACGGGAACACCTTTCAGTCCCTCCTCCCGTAAGGCGGCGTTCTCCTTCCTTATCCGAGATATTTGGTCTACCAATATAGGGATATTGTTAGAGATAGCGAGAAAGCCGGTCTGTAGAGATACCGAGAATGCGGGAAACTCACGGGTTAATTGATTGATTGCGTTTCCCATTCCATCCCATGTGGAGACATAATTACCCACGTTTCTCTGATGCTGTCCCAGACTTTTATCAACAGATTTTACCTGAGTGTCCAAAGCCGCTATATTCTTTTGTAACTCTACCCCTAACTTGCTGTTAGCGGCTTCCGTGGAAAGCATCCGATACGCCTTTCTCAGCCTCTCCAATTGCAACGATTGCTCTTGATAACTATCGTTGGCCGAGTTGATCATTTTTGTCTCATTCGTAAGAATGTTCAACAGCTCTCTCAAGGATTCTCGATGAAGCAATTCAGACCTTACCAGATCCTGCCTCTTTTGCACGGCATCTTTAGTTGAGATAGCCCCGCTTTTCTCCATTTTATTCAATTGGCTTTTCTCCTTGGATAGTTGGGCCAATATCGTCCTTTCTTGAGCGACCCTGCGTATATTCTCCTCCCTAGATCCCAATGTATGGTCAATGAGTCCCTTCAATTCCTGACTTATGACAACCTCTTGTTGCTTGGCTTTCATGTTCTCCGAGATAGCGTTTGATTCCTTGGCTATGGAAGAGGATGATTGATCTAAGCTATTTTGAACCTTTCCAGCCGCTTCCGCATATCTCTTGTTAACCTCTATCAGCTCATCAATCTTTCTCTTGTACTGGTCATTGGTCTTATTGAGAGTGTCAATCGTGCTTTTAAGCGCTGATACATTTCTCTTGTACTCCTCGATCTTGGCGTTCAACTCTGACAAACTTGAGGGATTTATCGTCAACCCTTTCCCTATCTCTTTTACCAACCCGATATAGACATTCTGCGTATCCGCTAATTTCCTATCCAGACGCTCCAGTTGATCAAACGCCTCTTTCCCTACTATATCAGTGATCTTAGTCTCGTTTCCCGCCATAATTCTTCATGTCCTCTAATTGGTTAAACATAATCCTTATCATATTTCCGTACTCGGCTGCGGTGAACGTGTCAGGATCGATACGCATCTTGAAATAGGTGGACACGATCATTCTCTCACGGGTGAAATCTTTATCCTTGGGGTCTACCACCTTAGACTTGTTCCTATCCAGAACGCTCAGGCTATATTTCACCTGCGACATCTTGGACTGGATTCTCTTTTTAGCGACGATCAGATCTTGCTCTCCCGGCTCCTCCGGCATGCGGATACCTACCCTGCCAAGAATATCCGAAGCGTCAGCGTACATCATAGCGTCTATCAAATGATCCGCTGACTCCAACAGGATAAGCTTGATATTGCAATCCACCGCCCTTGACCGATCCTCTATCTCGATAGCGATATTCTTGTTCCCGGTTATAACGGAATACTCGTCAATAAGCCCCATCGCCGCTTTCCTTAACTCCCCATCGGTGGGCTTGGTACTCCCTCCTTTTATAAGGGCGTTAAGATTTCCCTTGTACATCTCGATGAATTTGCATAAAGGTATCTCATCGCATGTCGTGTAATATGATCCCATAAAATTAGCTTTAATCATAAACAAAAAAGAGCCACACCCCATAGACGTGACTCTATCGGGTATGGCTCTTAGGCTCTAAATTATCTGTTTTATATTATCCCCAAATATAGGAATAATAAACTATCATGCATCTATTTAAGGATAAAAAAACGACCCGAACACAAATTCGGATCGTCTCCTTCACTAAAGACGAACAAAGAAATCAATCCTTGCTCCAATTTCCGTAGCAATCTTGGCTATAGCCCTCTCTTTCCAAGGTATCATGCGCTTCTTGAATGTCATGTTCCCTAAAGCATTCATTAGGGTAAGAAGTCCCATACTCGCCACCGTTCTCTATAACATCCATAGCTTCATCTACATCATAAGGTCTCATAGGTTCTAATTTTTAAAGTTAACATCACAATGTTACGAAATCATATGACAAAACACAAGAATCCTAGGATGTTTGACAACATTGTCATACATCATACCCCTGCCGGTGACACGAAGTCCATCGCCGTGACAACGGCGGCTATGGCGATAGACTTTAACCAGTTTGCGAGGTCGGATATGTAGGAGAGGTAGCGGTACATAAGGTTACGTTTTATGGTTTAATGATATCATATACATCTTTAATGCGACCAACTTGTATTAATTTAGGTTCAGCATTTACATCGAAAACACCCTTATTTGCTAGGCTAATTCCCGCCTTAACTCCAATATCCCTTGTTCCTAGAGATACCTCTTTTACCGAAAATCTTTGATTTGTGTTCATCGCATATAAACTTCCCGCTGTTATAATCCTACAGAAATCACCAACACGACCATCATCAATGGTTATACCATCTATCTTACCATCCGAATTTTCCGCCAGTCTAAAACTATTGTTGCCATTAAATATAATCCCCATACCTCTCATCACCTCTATGGTATCCGTGTTTTTTAAACGAACGACATTATCGAATGACGGATAATAATCACGCCCTACAGGATACTGTTCTATAGTTGCAACATTTCCAATAGCGTAAAGTATCTCATCAATGATTTGATCATTTGTATAGGTCGATGGTTCAGAATCATCTGTGCCATTGTAATTCTTGTTAAAAACAATATTATATGACGTGCCATCTATAATGACTGTCAATGTCTTATTTACAGATGAACAATCCCCCAATCTTTTACCTAATGAGTTCATATAGGTATTTTCAGGATTCCCAACGGCGTTCTCACCTATATCCCAGAGTCCGCAAGCCCACCCAGACAAGCCATTTCCACCGTCACGGTATTGGTATCCGTATTTTTGATTGAAACCATATCTATTTATGAACTCATTTGACTCATTGGACTTTCCGATAATTAAGGGGAATGCCGAGCTTGACTCATCAAATCTTACAGATGAAGAACTTCCGGTTGATTTTGATTTTATTTTCAAGCCAAAACCTCTTAGACTAGAATTATCAAATGGTTGCGGATTGACATCAATAAACAATTCATATTCGGCATGATCGGCTTTTTGATTTGCCGCATTTTTACTTATGAATGGAGAATCATTATATCTAATAATACCCTGATTCTCCCATTTGCAATTAATGAAAATCATTTTATCGCTTTTCCCCGTGCCCATTGGTTGTATGCTTCCTAACACATTTATACCACCAGAATAACCTCCCTCGCCATTAGCAATAAATGTGCAATTCTTGAAGGTTAAGGAAGAGGCATTTTTATAATCCGCATTTGTATGTGAATAGAATGCGTGGGCTTTTCCTTCTATCTCACAATTTTCGCAAATAATGGTTTGACCGTCCGACATGCCAATCCCCAACGGATGCCAACTAAGCCAATTAATTGCATCACCAGTGTTTCCCTGATGCCATACCTTGGAATCGGTACATTTCAATAAATAGTCCTTACATCCGGTCGCACCACCATCTATATGTATTGGATAACGGATGTTACGACCGATAACAGTCATTCCACTTAATTCAGATATTGATTGGAATGTTATGCCTTCATATGATGAATAAGCAAAGCTACTTCCCAAATTGTCAGGAAGGGAAGCTTGAATTATACACGTATTGCGCCCACTCCCTTTTATATTTACATAATTTTTTGTTTTAATAAAAGCGTTCCGATTTACTGATAAATGGTAGTCTGATGCTTGTTTTGCCTCAAAAATACCATTCACAACCAAATCGTATACATTTGAAGGCGAAGCATCAGTTATAGAATCGATCGCTCGCTGTATCGCGTCATTACCATAGAAATCGGCGGTAGTATCCCATCTATCCACCCTTATAATTTTAGTGGTAGGGCGTAATATTTGGCCTATATTTTTATCTAATTCACGAACCTTGTCATTTAGTTTTTCCTCTCTGCGTATATTGATATTTGAAACTTTCACCACAACCTCCTTTGTGACCGTTGAATCTTCAGGAAAACCATTTTGATAATAGAATCTCATCCTGTCATAAGAGGCTATATCCTCATAAGTTATAACGTACTCAAAATTGATGCTAAGAATTACTTTGCCATCTGTTTCAGTAAACGTCATATTATTTTCCAAGGTAATATTTGTATATTCCGCTCCTGATACTTTTTGTATTCTAATCTTCTCTCTTTGCAGCTCTTCCACGGTTTTATTAGTATAAGTTATATCTACATCTACCACAATTTTAGTACCCTCAGGATAGAGAAATTTGTTAATGGTATCATCTAAATATATTATACTGGATTTTCCTGTATATCCAACAGGTATATGGTAAGAGGTATTAGAATCTTCAATCGCACCATTTACCACTGTGCAATATGGGTCTATTGATATATCCTTAAAATAATCAATTTTAGAATCTATACTCTCAAGGCTTTCTGTTAATCTAAACTCACTATAATAAGAATCGTTACCATATAATAAAGGTTCTACCTTGACTGTACTAGACGCCGTTTGTAACATATCCGTATAAAGCGACCAATCAAATACAATATCAATAGCATAATGTCCTTTATCACCTAATGCGTCTTTTTTATATCTGATTATACCTTCTGGCTCACCATCTATTTGTTTTATAATAGAACCAAGTACATAGTCTAATGTTTTATTATAAACTTGAAACATTATTTCCCCTGTTGTGGCAACTCCAATCACCGATAAAGCAATATCATGATCAATATATTTTTCATCAACCCATACCTTTATATATTTGATACATTTCACAATATATTCCTCTTTTCCAGAGTATGATAATATTCCTTTATAGGATGATTCAGCTTTCCTACAATAATAATCATCTTCGCATACCCAATTAGTCCAAGAATATGGTGCGTCGCTTGAAGCAGTCCATCCTACGCGATGGAAACTACGTGAAGGATAATAAGGGTCTTCCCTATAAACTGGATTATGCGCTTGTATTCGTTGGTATACATATTCAGAATCTACTCCACCATTTGGTAAATGATAAAAAGTGAATCGTTTGCCAAAATTATCATCATCGTTTAATAGTGTTACTCCATACACACCATATGGCCTTCTACCATCATCTAAATCTTCAATAGATGTTATTTCTATATCTTTGAAGGAATTTAGTTTATTGTTCTCTATTTTTGTCACCTCCCCCCTCAAGCTCGTCTCCCTTGCGTCCGTGCCAATCCACGCCCCCGCCTCATGATCAGCCGTGAACTCGTACAAGAGACCGCCGTAATTAACGATCTCGCCTTTTACGTAGGGCTTGGTATCGGAGAATACAGGGTACGTGTCTAGGCCTATATTCTTGGTCATGCTTTCCTCTGCGGCAGCTATAGACTCCAACGCTTCGTCTTGTGCCTCCTTTATTTTGTCTATATCCATTCCTGCCAATTTGTAATCAAGACGCTTCCCGTCTTTATCATAGACGGCGCTCTCAGGAGTCAAGTTAGCCACCGGATTCCCGTTAATATCCCTGTGCTGATATATAGTAACATTTTTTTTAGCCATATCTTATTGTCTTTAATAATATCTCATAGATAATGAATATACTCAACGATCTTTCCCTTTGATTCTATAGCGTTCATAGGCTCGAAGGCAAACGTGCCATCCGTTTTACGGATAAGCACGTAAATGCGTTTATCGGAAACGGCCATCTTGATAGCCAGCCTCCTTATGTTCTCGTATGTGGCCATCGCCCTGTTCTGCGAGGCGCAATTGCACGGCTTTATCATTTGAACCCGTATTTCTTGAATAACTTATCCAACGCGGGGACAACCCGTTCCTCAATCAAATAAGCCCTAGCCTCCGGGGTCAAACCCAGATGACCGGGGCCGTATTTCTTCTCTAAAGCGTCGTCACCGGCATAGAAACCGATGGATCTCGTGACTATCTTGCCACCATCCTTGCCGCCTTGCACGATCGGCGTTATACTGGCGTGGTAATCGCCTCGTATGATAAGGTTGGGGGTGTTAGGGTCCCGTGGCGGTAGATGGAGTATGTCGGAGGACCTAGGCGGGGTTATGCTTTCCTTCATCGCCTTGTACCATCTGGCCTTGGCCCTCGCCGCCTTCGGGGTCTTCGTGGTCTCCACGAAATACGGGTCATCCAGATAAGTAGGCTTCAAAGGCTCCTTGTTCTCGTCTAGCCCGGACATGAGTTGATCAGTGATCAAGTCATGGATCAATCCCTCGCTCTCCCTCAAGCTCTTCGTAACCTCCGGCCAGAAGTTCTTCTCCAGCGTCCTCACGGCGTTCGCCACTCCCGCTATCGTCCCCATGGTTCCTCTCCATTATATCATAAGCGTCACATAGTATCCTCCTTCGATCCGCCATTCCCCGGTCAAGGAAGAAAGATCCCTCGTGAGCCTTCACGAAAACCTTCCTTCCCATCCCGAGGCAAGCCTCATCATTGAACGATACCCCGTTTATGACCATTGCTCTATACCTTTAACGTCCTCGGCGTATAACTCGGATGGCCTCTTGAGCGCGGGAGTGCCGGAGGACGGGGTAAGAGACAACGTGCCGTCATCGGGATTATACGTGGCGGCTGTCACGTTATTCCACACGGAGGAGGCGCCTAATAGCGTACCGTACATCTCAGTCAAGTCAAAACCTCCATAATGCTCCACGACCTTGTACTTATTCTCGCCTGTAGCCAATTTCTTGACATCCACCCAGACCAATCCCTTCGCCTCGTCCAAGATATCGATATCGCTAGTGAAAGATATAGCGTTCATCCATGCCTTCTCAACATCCTTATAAACGAGGTTGATCGTAAGCGATGCGTTCTCTCCGGAACTCTTGAACCTCTGTCCACCCGGATAAACGGCACCGAGCTCATATCCCCTGAAATCACCTTCCGTATCGGTCTTCTCTCCATATACGACATTATTCTTGTCGATGAAGATCACCCTCATGCTCTCGTTCTTGAGCTTCATGAGATTGGTTCGCAAGCCCTCGTCATAATCGTTCATCGTGTAAGTCTCGACAAGCTCGCTATAACCCGTGATCTTGGACGAGCCATAACCGGTAGCCGATGTCTGTGCCTCGCCTCCGGAAGTGGCGTACTCAGCGATCGTCGAGATCGGATAGACACGGTTCGGACGGTCGGCGTGGGCGTACTCTCCCAGCTTCGTGTCAAAATCGGATATCTTGAACGTCATACCTACCGGAGTGAGTATGATCGCCTTGATATAGTCGGGAACGAACGGACACTTGCTCGTGCCGGTATTGAAAATCTCGGAACCGCAGTCCCTGAACATTTTTACTGCCATAATTATCTACATGTTATATTTTTTACATTTAATCTTAAATCCTTAATATCAATAGCGTCTATGCGATCGTCGAACTCGCTTTTCCCCTCGCCATACACGCCAGCCCTTCCATACCTGAAATTATCGGTCTTCACATGGGATACTATCGCCCCGGGGCCTATATCAAACTTGCGATCGTTGGATATCCTCCTTATAAGGCTGTCATATACCGGATACAACGTAGCCTTGAAGGACTTCTCCAATCGCTCCTCATTGGTATAATTCCCCAACGTATTCACGGCTATTATCAAGGAAAGGCTCACGGACGTTAAGGAGGGGTTGGATTTATCCTCGTCGAACGGGGAATATAACCCTATCATAGGATATTTCCTTCCCGCCGTTACGGGTGCCTTCCCCATGGCGGAAAGCGTCTTGGCCATATATTGCCAATCGCCGAATTGGTAATTGACCATATACCCAACGTCTTTTGAAACGCCAGCGACGATATCCCTGAATATATCCACCAAGACATTCATATATTCATCTCATTTATATGGGTCAATATATTCCTGTCAATATCCATGTCCTCCTTGAAAGACTCCCTTATGCGATCCGATATCCCGATGTTGATATCCACCATATTATTCCAAGCTTGGGTCATCATCCTTGAGGTATGCGCCAATATCCGCCTCACGTCCACGTCATCGGACGTGGAGGATACGGATATCAGCGTCTCGTTTCTCTGGTAATGAAAATAGACATACATAGCCATGGGAGACCTATCCGATCTCAATATCCCTAGGATATAATCAAACATGTCGTTTCCCTTCCTGCCATTATCGGCGTAATCGACGAATGAGTCATAATATCCTCCCATGAGCGAGACGAGGTACTCGTCCCCGTAGGTCTCGATATACCATACCACGTTCTCCGATATGGCATTGGAAGCCTCATTGGAGAATCCCCCGTCCTCCGGTATCACGAGTCCCTGTATCCTAAGGTCTCCCTTGAAGTACGCATTGTCTATTATCATCGCTATTTATCTTTATCAAGTGACATTTTCGAGTCCCCGAAGACGGATGTCTTGGTATCCGTGTCCGGGATTCTCTTTCTTGTCCCAACCGGGGTCTTTGAGGATATATCGATCATGCCAAGCTCCTTTCGTATGGAATTCTCCTGAATGACCTTGTCGACCTCCATCTCCTCACCCGTTATAATTATAGAAACCCTCATGTCATTATGTATTAAGAGGATTTCTTGATAGCGGTCAATACGTCGGATAACTTGCCATAGGCGAACGCCCACGGGTTGTATACCGGCATGATAACCTCCTCGTCCACGATCACCGCCGTCTGGTTTTTCAATCGGCTCTCGATATCATCGGCGAACTCGATATTGATAGAGGTATAATCCACCAAGGAGGCCCCGTTAACCATATCCCCGACGAAATAATACCCCGGCATGATACAAGTGGTCTCGACAACGGGTCTTCCGGCCACGTACTTCACGCCGTTCACCAACGTCACGAGATTCAAATCCCGCCCCGACGTGTCCTTCAAGGTCTCGATCTCAAACAAGGTGGATGGGTTCATGGCGATCATATTCGGGGTATACTCAGCGTACGTCATGACACCGAAGATAGCCTTGACAGCGTCCCCTAGGTTCGGGGATGCGACGGTGTTGAAGAAATTATTCTTAACCTCGAAGGTAGCGGCGGGGGATACGCCGGAAACACGGGCGGCGCCCAACCAGGATGATCTCCCGATCGTTCATCTTATGGATATCGAAAGTTCCGTTCAGGTCCGTGAATGTGGTTACGCCCTCGATCTTGATCTTCTGGCCGTCAACGATCTTGTCCTGCGGGTTGGTAAACTCCACGATAGTGGCTTTTCCGCCATTGTAGCTTCTCGCTCCCTTGATAGATCCGGCCTCTCCGCTGACAACCGCGTCGGTTATGATATCGGATACGCATTTAACGCCATCGTATTTAGTGATACCCTTCAGGTTATCCCCCGTCCCATCTCCGAACATGATCTGGAAATCCTCGGCCATCCTCACCCAAGAGGATAAGCGATTGATCAACCATGAGCGGACATATACCCTAGACTTGAGCAATCTCTTGGACAAATAAAGGAAGGTACCGACACGCTTAACCTCCGAGCTCTCCTCCTTTAACTTGAAGGATGATTGGGATAACCGCCCGTTCTCGGACACGAAAGTGGCGTTACGATCCAAGTCGTAGATCAACTGCCATGTCAACATCGGGAAGGCGGGATCACCCTGATCGACGCTCATGAGATTACGGAAATTGATCTTTTTCTCGCTTACCTGCGTAACGACCCTGTTTTGCTGCTGACTGATCAAGATATTGCCCGTATAACTATCCGTCATACTGACCACGCCCTTCAAATCCAAATGGAAATTCCCGGAGGACTTCGTCTTACCATCTACATATTGCTTGAATTTCTCAGAGTCAAGGAACTCATTGATACTTTTCTCAAGAGGGCTATCTCCCCCCAAGGTGATGCCACGCCCCTTCATTTGCTCAATCTCCTTGCCCATAGACTTGATGATATCACGAATCTCCGTGACTTCCTTATTGTTATTACCGGAACCTAGAGATTTAAGCTTCTCGCTAATCCCGGACATCGTCTCCTCGTACTCCTTCCTGTCTATGACATTAGATCCGTAATCCTCCAGACACTTGTTGACCATCTTCTCGATAGTCCCAAGCGTTTGTTTCTCCTCGTCACTCAACTCACTCTCCTTCTTGGCGAAACCGGAGAAGGACAATACCGGCGCAACCGCCAAGGCATAGGCCGGATCGCCCACGCATGCGATAACGGCAAAAACCACCAAGGTCAACGCCATGATAGCGAGACCTCCTAAATTCTCATAAAAACCTTTCTTCAACATAAATAAATTAATTAATTGTTATTAATAAGATCACCTAGAGACCCTAAAGTGCATCTAGCGGCTTTATGTTTCTCTATCTGAGTGGAGTCTTCCGGCTCAGATATAAGGGTGTTGCTTCTATATATTCTGGAATAACATTTAGGACAGCGGACATAAGAGGCGAAATCATCAACGGATTTCTTGGAGTTGATTATCTCCAAGATACGGTCTTGCAACTCCGGCTTGATCTTTTCCATCTCCTGATATACCACATCCTCCGTTATCCATCGTGAATAGTCACCGACGGCATCGATCACTTGGCTCTCCAACGTGTGTTCCGGTACTGACCCATAATCGAAAGCCAGTCCGCAATGAGGGCACTGTACTATATTAGATCCGATCAACGCTTTCTCTATGATAGATATGTTAGCCTCAAGAGCCTTGAGCTTATCTCCGCTATATCTCTTATTTAAAGCGTCACGCATCATATTTATATGATCTCTCAAGTCACTACCCCTCAATTCCTTTATATCCATCAAGAATGTCTGAGGATTAGCCCCCCAATGGGTCAGCGTGCTATACTCGCCCAAGAACCACTCCTTAACGATAGCCGGGTTATTGGAATCCCGCTTCACGGCCCTGACGCCCACGGAATGCTCCAAGGTCTTGCCATGATCCCTGTATAGCTTGTAATCCTCCAGCGTCTCTACGCCTATCTGCTTCTTTAGATTGATCTGCCCGGTCATGACCAGATTGCCATCCTCCTCCACTCCCTCTATAGGGCAGCCAAGAAGCTTGGTCTTGTCATGGTTGAGAAACCACTTGCACCTGTTGAAATTCTCTTGGAGCGTCTTGGAGAAAGAACCGGGAGACGATATATCGCCGTCGCTGTCCTTTATCCCGATACCATTAACGGCCACCTTGACTATTCCTTTCTCATCCACGTCCGTGGACTTGGTCTTAAATAATATGCTTCTATACGGTTCCATGTCGGTATAAATAAAAAGAGCCATACCCCGCAGGATACGACTCCCGCCGGGTATGGCTCTCAGGCTCTAATTTCTTTATTTGTTATGTCCTACAAATATAGGGTTAATATATTAAAAAGCAAAACTATAGAATCATTTTTTATCATCATCAACATCACCCCTATCGTCATCGCCCTCGTCGGACGGTTTTTTGTTATCAGAAGTCCCTCCAGAAGAGGATGAGACGCTCCTTGATGGACCGCCAGACCTAGCTAAGGATATGATCTCCTTGACCAAGGCCAATTCCTCGGTAGACATATCGTAAACCAACTTGTCATACAAGGGGTTCCCTACCTTGCTCTCCCCTATCTGCGCTCTCCAGTCATTCAACGTCAATACGCCTCCCATGAATTCCTTCTGGCATTTCTCCGATACGATACGCCTCTTCTCTACCATATCCTTATCACGTACTTGCAATACGCTTGCGCCACTAAAATCCACGTCTATATACATGCCGGACTTATCAAGGCCAAGGAAGGAGGTCATCGATCGGCAGAATTTCCGGGCCTCAGGAATAACGATATTGGAATAAACGGAGATCTCGGCGATATCCTGATTGTCGTACTTGGCCATATCCTTGCGTGGAATCAGCACTGAAGGTATACCATATATACCGGCTATCTGTATAGCGTCCGCCAAAGTCTCCTCGAAAGGCATAAGTTCTTGGATGGACATGTTTATCCTCACGAACTCCGTAGGGACATCCACTATGCTCATCTGGGACCTGTCATTAGTCAACCCATAATTGTCATTCCACTCTTTCCTTATGTTTCTCTTCTCCTTGTCGGTGAGAGGAAGGGAGCCATCAGCGTCATATTTCTTGCTTATCAGCAATCCCAAGGCCCCCCTTTTAACGTATATGACATTCCTTGCCTCGTACACGGCGACCAAGTTGGCGATAGGATAACGTTGGGTCTCCAACCTGCTACGTCCCTTTAGGTATGAGCTATTCAATCGCATATTTATATCCTTGTAGTGGATGACCAGAGACGGGTCTATATCCATAAGCCACGAGCTGGTGGAAATACGATAGCTGTTGATTATATCCTCCTTTGTTGACGGCTGGAACAAGGGAATGGACATCGGGCTGTTTATCACGACCTGATCACTTGGCAAGACCCAATAGGTATCGCACCATTTCCATAGCTCCTTAGGCTTTATCCCCCCTACAGACGGGGAGGCCTGCCAGAATCCATTACCTGTCACATACTTATAGACAAAAAACATCTTAACCAAATCCTCGAACGAGAATAAAGGGTTAGGATCGCTAAAAAAACGGTTCATCTCCTCGTTATTGAACACCACGGAATCATCCTTCGCTAATTTTAATTGATAATTGCCGCCCGCTATCCTGCTAGCCAAGAAATCCACGGGGAAAAAGACCTCTCCCATGGTCTCGAAAGCCTCGATAAAATTCCCGGAACAGGTATAGGGGCTGAACACCCCCAGATAACCGGACAAATCCACGAGTCCTCTCGACCTTGGAGGACGATCGGGCACATTCGCCACCTTATCCTCTTTCCTGAAAAAATCAAACAAACCCATAATATATTCGTTTTAAATATTGTTTCGTACCAAAATCTCCGCTATAGCGGATAGGCAACACAGCGACTCCCCTCCATCCTTGCCCCCATAATCTAGCATATTCTCGACAAACGACAGATAATCATCCTTCTCCTCGTAATTGTCGAGAAAATAAAATCGATCTCTCACGGTCTCCGAATGGGCGGATATCCTCAATCTTGCATCGGAAGCCCTCTTCCTTATCCTTATATCGCACTCCCCGGTCTCCCTTATCTCCCTAGCTACAGGGAAATAAGCCTTGTCGCTCTCAAACACGACATCACTCCATCCTATAGGACGCAAGAAATCCTTTAGAACTCCAGCCTCCGTGATATCCCTCAACGAGGCATCCAGAACGTACGCCTTCCCGTTCATCAACGCCACCTTTGCCATACCCGCAAGCCCGTCAGGATTGACTGCCACATAGACCATCCTCATGGCGTTCGATATATCCAATTTTACGTGATCGTAATATCTCATATCCTCCTCCTTATTTTTATTGTGCCTTCTCCTTAGCGAGAAAGACGTATACCTATCCTTTAATATCTCCGTGACAAAATAACGTTTTGCATCGCTAAGGTGACCTGCCTTCTCGTAGGACTGACCCGTAATCTTGTCCTTTACCCTCTGCTTGAGCATCGCCCCGTTGACATCCTTCTTTACGGTGATATAATCGTTTATCGATGTCTCGCAACTCTCGTCGATCATGATGGACACGTCTTTTATATCTCCGGAATATATCGCATTGATAAACTCCCCTGTCATGGATACGGATGGGTTCGATCTAGGCAACCTGTCCTCGCTGCGGAATCTCTTGTCTATACCCTCCTTGAACTTATCGAAAAAAGACCTCTTATCGTCATCTATCGTATTCCCGGCCTTGGTCGATACATCCCCATAAAGATAGACCATATCATCATGCCCTATCCCCTCCAGATATTCAACGGCGATCTCGGCGGCCTTGGTGACCGTGTTGAACGGATCGGACGGGGTTTCCTCGTGAATCTGCCTTATCCTCGTTATATCCCCGATCTCAACCTGCCAAAAAGAGATGGAGATATAAGGCAGGACGTTGTTATCTATCGATATATGCACGGGAGCCTTGACATATGGGCACTTGCCCTTATGCTTGGCGGGGTCGAAGGCGTGGAAGAACTCGCCACCCGTCCTTATCGTCCCCCACTCGCCCAAGGCGTATATCAGATAATAAGCATAATCCCTTTCCTTATCCCTCTCGAAATCCGCTATCGTCTGAGCGTCATAAAAGCCATACGTGCCATCAGGAGACCCTACGACCCAGAAATTATTAAGATAGGTGGACTTGATGATAACCATATCCGGGCGGTGCGTCTCGTAAGTCTTTTTTCTTGGATTGTATATGGTCCGCTCGGAATTGACCCATTTCCTCCCTATCTCGGAATATTCCTTTGGCAGTATCTTACCCGTTACGCTATCCTTGAGCTTCCCGTACAGATGATTGTCCACCTCGGTCAATGTCTCGGTATCAAATATCTTTTTCTTGATCCAATGATCCTCCGATATCGGGTTAAATAGAGCTACGATCTTCTGTCCCTTGCGACCACGGAGACGCTTCCTTATCTGTTTCAAGTCGGATTCATCGAACTCGGATATCTCCTCGCAAAACACGTACTGATAAGATTCGAGACCCTTGATCTTCTCCGGATCGTCCAGCCCTTTGAACCGGATATAGGAACCGTTGAAACACTTTATAAGGTTCTCCAAGGGCTTGAAGAAAGACTCTATATGCAGGGACTTAGCCGCCTCTTGGAATGTCTTGTAAATACTGTCCACTATGGTAGCGCCGGTCTTACGGAATACCATCGTGTTATAGCCCTTGGATATACATTCTAACAAGAAGGCTTGGGCCGCTGAGAAAGACTTGGCGGAAGACGATCCCCCGTACATGAAGATGAACCTTATATCGTCATTCCCCAACGCCAGCTTCAAATGGTGAAAGTTCGGATTGAACCTCTTGTAGCTTATTATCCTCCCGTTATCCGTATCAGCTCCCAAAATATTAAATATAGAACAATTATAAAATTATAGACCTCGTATTTTTTCTAACAAACATAGCCATTTATTTAAAAATAGAACACTAATCATCTATTCCGGTATCTATTCCGATCAGCGATTTGCCAAGGTCTACAACGGTTGGAGCGTCAAAGCCAAGCATCTTGCAGATACGTTCTATGGCTTTCAGCTTATCGTGCATCTCTATCTTGACATATTCCACGTCAATGATCTCCGGGTCATCGCTCGTCCCTATATTTTTCTTCAGGATTTTAGTAGATATGCTCTTGATAGCCGACTTCTCCTTGTCCGTTAGACTCTCGAACTCCTTGCGTTCTATCCATGTATTGTGAAGGTGGGCTATGGACGAGAACGCTATGTTACCTAACTCGCCCAGTAATTTCTCCTTGGTTATATCAGATTTAACTTTCTGCTCCTCTTGCAGTTCCCTTACCCTTGACTGAACCTTGACATCATCCAATAAAGCCGAAGCCTTCTCCCATACGGACTTATCTTTCCATTTATCGCAAGAGTAGGCACGCCTGTACGCCTCGGAAGCGTTCCCGCCGCACTCGATATAATAATTACAGAAATTCTCTTGTTTTTGTGTCAACCTCTTCATTTTCCCATAACGATTTTGATTTCTTTCTTGCATTTCTTGCACCAGCAATAATAGACCCCCTTGGAGCCATAATCATAGTGGCCAATCCAATTATGATGGACAGGACAGTAAACGTCCACTTGTTGCCTTTGAGATGAGTTGTTATAAAAATCCATAAGTGACCTATATTATATTGTTAAACATAATATCCAATCAATAATACAAGTCACAAACTTGAAGCAAATATAGACAAAATTATTTATATCCTAAAATCGCAAGGTTAAATTGCGTATATTCGCGGGTGTTAATCATTTATATACCATGAACGAAGAGCTTAAACAACTTTTAGAGTGGTTTGATAACTACGAGATAACATTTAACGAGATAAGACTGTCACAATGTCAATATATCTTTGACTTACGAAAATTTATCTCTGTCCAAACGAACTCTGTCCGGAAAAATTGGGACAATCCGACATTTGAGTATGATATTTTGAGCCTATATCAGCTTAAAAAAGTGCTGGAGGAAAAAGAGAAAGAAAATATGCCATAGAGCATAAAAAATAATCATTGAAAAACTTGCATACTATCAAATTTGATAGTATATTTGCAATATCAAAATAACAACACAAAAGGACAGGGCGGCAACCTATAAGCGGCGTAAGGAAATGAAAACTTATGAATTTACATCAGAGAATGGAAACTGTGTTACAATCAATACCGAAACAAATGAGAATTATTATTTCGGCATGTATATAACATGCCAACACGTCAAAGTAGAAAGGCAATGGTTTAGTATTAATCAGATTACAAATAACATTCTTAAATTCCCAAGTTTAAAATTGCAAACTTCCTGTGCCGTGCTTATTCCGGATGACATTCTTAGCGATATAAGGCATGATTACGACATGGCCTGCCAGAATACAGGAAAAATAATAATCGCTAAGATATCCGACTCCTCCGGGAATATGGTTAGAGAACTGTATGGTATGGCGATCGGGGAACCATTGTTTAAGGGTACGATTTATTATCGTATGCCAGAAGAAATGGGAAAAAGGGTGTTATATTATTCTTGCGATGGGAAATTTTATGATTTTGGCGGAATAGAGGACTCTCCTAGCGAAGTTGAACTTTCGTGCAAAGAAAATGAGGAATCTCGTTTTTGGTTTAATCACTTTATTCCAAGCGATCCCTTTGATATCATGACATTAGGCTATGACAACGAAGGGAAAAATGAAATATACAACCTTAGCTTAAAGGTCGTAACCCCTATTACAACTAAAAAAAGCGAACATAATTAAATGTTCGCTTTAGAATCTTTCGATTCGTTTCAATCCACGCCCAATATGGACGACATCTACAATAGTAGAAATTATTGTTGCGAAGGTAAGTATTTTTTTATACAAAACAAATGAATACTAAAAAAATGTTCGAACTTTTCGTCAAGAACAACACAAAAGGAAGAGACGGTATTACCCCTAATGCCAATTTTAAAAGGACATACGGCGAAATTTCATTTGAGCAAGCTTTCGAGAGCTATCTTACAAATGTCAACGATTTTCTTTCTTTAAAAAAGAAGATAGACGAGTTTGAATCCTTCTTGCTAAAAGAAGGTTGCCAAAAGATCCAGAGCAATATCTCAGAAAGTAGATATTACTACTACGGAGGAATTAAATATCGCTTTAGCAGCCACGTATATCCTACGGGATCAATGACAGATAAGATAATGGGAGTAGTTGATTTAGCGGCTGATCCAGAACTCATAAATGATGTTATTTATTAATATGAGAAATATATCTTTGACCCTTCCAGAATTCGCCTTCGTCGAAGGCTCCGGCCATGAAAAAGGTGGAGATCCCTTATATGGGAGAAATGTCATCTTGCATACTCGATCCGCAAGCGTTGTGGAAGTCTTCCTAAAGGACGATGTTGTCTTGAACGACGATATCCTATCGCTTAATTTCTCCAACGCAAATAGTCTGGGAATAAAGGAGAAACTAATAATAGCGTTGCATTACTCGGCAACGATTGACAAGGTCGCTGATAGAGATATCATAATAAATAAAATTTTACGCCCAGCTGCGAAATGGTACTGTGATTATTGCGACTGGGAGGATAATAACATTTTATATGGACAATAG